TTAGGTACTAAGTCAATATAATCCTTTTTTAAAACCCAATCACCACCCGCCTGTAAACCTACAATTTTAGAATATGCATAAGTGTATTGGGTCTCCCAATCCATACTACGTGTTGATAGTGCTCTTGTTATAGATTGTTCATCAAGATTTAAACCGTAAACCGAGGTCCATTGAGATTCGATTAACCAATCTTGAACATGTTGTTCATAATCCTCTATAGAAAGTTCCAATAAAGAATCCATCATTTCATCATCCAACTCAACTCCACGTAACGGTGCACCTAAAAGATTACGTATTCTTTTATAAAGTTTACTTCTTTCTGGTTCGTTAATGATTACAATAGACATAATATATTTTCTATATAAATATCATTAAAATAAAAAGACTTACAATTTTACTTTTTTTCTAATAGTGAATTAAAAGAGTCATTAACAAATTCCCAATTAACCACTTTCCAAAAATTTTTAATATACTCGTCTCTTTTGTTTTTATACTTTAAATAATATGCGTGTTCCCATAGGTCTAAACCTAATAGTGGATATCCATTTTCTTTTTCCGTATTCATTAATGGATTATCTTGATTTGATGTTGTTGTGATTTTTAACTTATTATTTTTTGTTAATATTAACCAAACCCATCCAGAACCAAATTTTGTTTTACCCTCTTCCTCAAATTTTTCTTTAAATTTTTCAAAAGAACCAAAATCTTTTTCTATTTTAGATAATATAGGGTCTTTTATTTGTTGTTTTTTTGGGGATAGCATTTTCCAAAACAAAGCGTGATTAAAGGCACCACCACCATTGTTTTTAACAATTTTATTAAATTTAGAAACTTTTTTAATGATTTCTTCCAATTCTAAATCAGGACCTTTAATTTTTTCTAACTCAACATTTAATTTTTCAACATAAGTTTTGTAATGTTTAGTGTAGTGAGTTTTCATAGTTTCACTATCAATAAAAACACCCACAGAGTCATAATTATAAGGTAATTTTTCTATACTTATTTTTTTTATTTCGGTTATAATGTTTTGTTTTGATACTGATTCTATTTTTAATTTATTTTCTATTTCTTCAATTTTTTCTTTAAATGGGGAATATAATTTTTTTTCAATAGATTTATTATCCTTTTCAAATTTTTTAATATCTGCACCGGCTTTAGCGTTAGCTTCATCTTCATTTTTACCGCCAATGTCCTTACCTTTTTTTCTTTTTAGTACGGTTCTTTGATATTCATGAATCCACTCATGTGATAATGTTTTTAAAATATCTCGATTAATCCGGTCTTTAACTAAAATTTTTAATAAACTACCACTTGTTCTTGAACCAGTGGTCATTTTACCGGTTCTATTTTTTTGAAAACTAATGGTAACGTCGTTTTCTAACGGATGTTCCTTTTTTAAAAAGTTTATGAATTCTTTAATTAAAGATTCCCCACCTTTTGTCGGAGTACACCCAATATATTTAATCTTAACTTCCATGATATATAAATATCAACGTCCGTTAGAAATCATTTTTAACATTTCTTCTATTGCAGATGCGTCATCCATCATATCATCACCCATAACGGTTGATATGATTTTTTTCTTTCTGTTTAAGATGTCGTAGATGGCACCTTCAATTGTATTTTCAAATAAAGGGTAATAAACTGATGTGGAATTTTTCTGACCAATTCTATGTGAACGGTCTTCGGCTTGTGCGTGTTCAGCGGGTACAAATGATAAGTCATTCATTATTACCGCTTCGGCAGCAGTTAAAGTCAAACCAACACCCGCGGCTTTCAAGTTACCAACAAATACTTTAATCTTATCGTTAGTCTGAAATTCATCAACAGCATTTTGACGATGAGGTTTTGAACAACTCCCATCTAAATAAACTGCCGACTTACCAAAATGTTGGTAGATTTGTTGGAGGGTGTCGGTGAAGTTTGTGAATATGATTACTTTTTTACCTTGCTCAATAATATTTTCAGCCAACTCAATCGTGTTATTAATTTTTTCCTGAGCAATCACTTTTCTAACCTTCATTAATTTACCAAATTGAATTGTTAATGAATTGGATTCTTCGGGATTTTGGTCGTACCAATCATAGTATTCACCCATCAATTCTTCATAATCTTTAGATTTTAACCTTAAATAAACGGGTGTGATAATTTTTTCGGGTAAATCTAAAACCTCTTCTTTTAATCTACGTAAAATGTGTGTTTGAGTTCTTTCTCTTAATTCGTCAAGATTAGTTGCTCCTTGAACATTCCAAACTTTTCTTTTACCAACATTAAACTGAAAACCATTACAATACCTTTTAGCGTACGCCATCCAATTCATAGCCACAGGACTATCAACAATGTTCAATAAATTATAATAATTCATAGGTCGTGATGTCATAGGTGTTCCTGATAACAACCAAACTCTTTCTATTCTTGATATGATGTCATTTACGATTTTAGTTCTTTGCGCTTGTGGATTTGAAATCATATGTGCCTCATCCATAATGACTAAATCAAATTTTGTCTTTAGAATTGTTGAGTCGTCTTTTTTCTTAATCTCGTGGAAATTTTTTAAGATGTCATAGTTGATGATTACAAAATCATGTTGATCTGAAAATTTTTTACCTTCTGCAATATATACGGTTCTGTCTGAATAATTTTCAATTTCACGTTGCCAATTAATTTTTAATGATGCGGGACATATAATTAAAATCTTTTTTGCGCCTGTTTCTAAAGCGGAGATAATTGTTGATGTGGTTTTACCAAGACCCATATCATCGGCCAAAATAAACTTTTTATTTCTAACCAACTTTTCAATTGCCTCAATTTGGTGAGTCATTGGCATTCTGTGTTTATACTTACTATAATCTATAACAACATTTTTCACTTCGTTATCTTTAACGAGTGCTGATTTTGGCATCCAAAAATCATAAGTTGTGTCACCTGAAAATATTTTACCCCAAATGTGATACGATTTATCTTTTTCGACCAAAAGCTTTTCAACGTATATTTCAGTCGGTTCCTTGGTATACATTTTATCCTCCATTAATTTTTTACCAAAGTATGAATCCAGTTTAACCCATTTTTTTGCAACTTTTGGTTGTACGTTATGATAATTAATAATGTATTCAGATTGGGGTCTTGTGGGAACAAAAGACTTACTATTTTGTTTTTTGTGTTTTAAATTAAGGATGTAATTATTAGACCCTTCATAATTATCTAAAATTAAAAGGGCCTTGGACTCTGGCGTTTTTGATATTGCATCTTCCATTAATATATGAATAATAATAAAACAAAACAAAAAATCAATTTTTTAAAATTTTAAAGTATTTATAATAAAAATTTTATGAAAAAAATAATAAAACTTACAGAATCTGATTTAGCAAGAATTGTTATAAATGTTATAAATGAAAATAACAATGAAAAAAAAAGAAGTCATATACTTTTATATAACTGTCTGATGACTAAAACTAATTGGTATAATAAATCAAATATCAGAAGCGTTGAAAATAAAAATTGGTCAATTATCGAAGGTAGTTTAGAATCGGGCGATAAAGTAGTTTATGCAAGAGAATTTGTTAACGAAAAATTAAAAAATCGAGAAATAAATTATGGTTCACAACGTTTAAGATGTGAGCGTAAAAACAGTAAAATTAATTGTCAACTTTTAACGTTTATGGATGGAGACAAACAGAGTATTTGGCTACTGAACAAAACTTATGTTGGAGATAAAAAATTTATTTGGTACAGTGAAGGTGTTACAACAACATGTGATGAACTTCAAAAAATTGTAAATGATGAAGCAAATAAAGCACATATTAATGACTAATTTAAAATTAAATTTTTGTAACCCACTTTAAAGTGGGTTTTTTGTTTTATTAGTATTTATAGTTATGGCAGAGAATAAAGTTCCAATTACTCGTTTAAATAAGTTTTTTTCTGAACAAGATTTTGATTTGGATATATCTATGGGTGACGAATGGTTAGGTGGAGATATGAATTTTACCGTGGTATTATATAGAGTTGATAGACAAAGAACTGTAAATGATGATGTTTATGGTGAAACTTTAGAAGATGGTATACAATTTTTACCTCCTGTTGAATTTAAAGGATATGTACAAGTTGAGCAACCTTCTAATGTTGATTACGGGGCATCTAAAATCTCACAAACAGAACCAGGTAATATTAAAATTGGTGTTTACCAAAAACAATTAGATGAGTTAGGTATACAGATTTCATATGGTGATTATATTGGTTATTATGAGACTGAAACAAGAGTTAGGTATTATACAGTCGTAAATGATGGTCGTGTTATTTCGGATAATAAACACACTTATGGTGGTTATAAACCATTCTATCGTTCTATTATTGGAGCACCTGTAAATGAAAATGAATTTAGAGGAATATAAAAATGGCATTACCTAAAAAAATAAAAAATTATTTACCTTTAACTCCAGAAAAAGTTGGTAGGGAGCGAAGACAGGAAATGTTAGACGACATTACTGACCAAGGAACCTATTTACCCAAAGGAGTTTTACATGCGGATTTAGATAAAGGTATGTTAGATTTTGTTAAAGAAACATTAAAATTAGTTGTCGATGAAAAAACAGTACCAACAATTAATAAAATAATAACGAACCAAAACTGGTCACAATTTGTTGAGTCTTGGAATTTTCAAGATTTAGATAATAACGTGTCGTTACCTTTTATTGCCACTGTTAGACTACCGGAAGTAAAATACGGAACATTTCAAGGAGGTGCCGCAAACATACCAAATAGAAGGCAATTTTTTTATTATACTGTACCAACTTGGGACGGTCAAAGAAAAGGCGCTACAGTTTATAAAATCCCTCAACCAGTCCCTGTTGATATTACATTTAATGTTAAGTTATTTTGTAATAGGATGAGAGAGCTTAATGATTTTAATAAAATTGTTATGCAAACTTTCACATCAAAACAGGCATACACTCAAATTAAAGGTCACTATATACCTATAATTATGGAAAGTGTTGGGGATGAGTCGGCAAAAGATTTAGAAAAAAGAAAGTACTACATTGCAAACTATACTTTTATTATGAAAGGACTTCTTATAGATGAAGAAGAGTTTCAAATATCACCCGCAATATCAAGGCAGGTCACTATGTTTGAAGTGGATACAAAAGTAAGAGGTAGAAACGTAAAACCACAACCCCCAAGACCAAATTATTTTGATTTAAATTTAACTTTTGTTGTTGGGGTAACACAACTAACTGAAGTTTTTAGATATACCGCAGATTTAAAAGTTGGGGAAATAGATAATGTATCGTCTTATTCTGTTTTTATAAATGGTAATTATGTCGGTGACGATTTAACAACTATACAAATTACTGATGGAGATACGTTTTTAATTACTGTAACAAAGATAGACCCAACTAAATCGGCAACCATATATACAACCGCATATTTAGTTTAACTACTCCCCATATAAATCTTTTTTTACTTCACAATTTTTTTTAATTAAATTCTCTAAAAATTTATACATTTTAAGTCCATTTTCTTCGCAGTATTTTTTTAATAAATTATGAGTTTCTTCTGATATTTTTAAGTTTTTTATCTTTTTCATTTTGTAAAAAGTTATAGGTAGAAAAAAGGTAGATTTTTTTCTTACCATTTGATAAATATTATATAAGGGTAAAGTTTTTTGTGTTTTGACGAGGTATTTATATAATAAAATAAAAATTTAAATACTTTTTAAAACATGGCATCATCTAACAAAGTTTTCGTTTCTCCTGGAGTTTACACATCTGAAAGAGACTTAACATTTGTTGCACAAAGTGTGGGTGTAACAACATTGGGAGTTGCGGGAGAAACCTTACAAGGACCTGCTTTCGAACCAATTTTTATTACAAATTTTGACGAATTCCAAGTTTATTTTGGAGGAACAAGTCCAGAAAAATTTGTAAACACACAAATACCTAAATACGAATTAGCTTATATCACTAAAGCATATTTACAACAATCAAATCAACTTTTTGTTACTAGGGTTCTTGGGTTATCAGGATATGATGCGGGACCATCTTGGTCTATTGTCACTATAGGAAATGTTGACTCATCATCTATTGTTGCAACCGGTAATACTGGACCGGTAAATGTATTATTTACGGGAACAACAGGTACTTCAGCTAATATTACATTAACAACAGTACCATCTTCTTTAAACGTTGACGGTAATTTTTATAACACATATACAGAATACAATGGTGGTACATCTTCAGTTGAATCCGATTTAAAAACTTACCTTTCTAATCAAGTTAATTTGGCCGGAACATCATCAACAGGTACAACTTCTATGTTTTGGGGTATTGTCAGTGGTGGAACATTTAACCTTGTGACAGGTGGGTCTATTAATACAGTAACGGCATATACTGAAAACTTTGGTGTTACATCAGCAAGTGGTGGTACATTAAATTCAACCACTAACGATGCTTGGTTCTATGGGTTATTTAATTACCAAAATAATACGGTAAATACATATTACGGACAAGGTTTTGGTTGTTCTCTTGGTTCACTATCGGGAACTGGTGGTAACTATTCAGGTTCTGCCAAATTTTACATCACAAACTATTCAGGTACCCCATATACCGAATACGATGACATGGTTGTTGCAACTTTAAGATCAAGAGGGATTACTACTTATAGCTCAACACAACATGGTCCAAAATTTGAAGTTACTGGTACAACAGATGTTGCCATGATATGTACAAATACGTATTCAGGTGTAACTAAAAATCCATATTTACCATTCTCAATATCAGGCGTAACATATGACGGAGATAATTTTGAATTTGAGACTTCAATGCAATCAACAGATAAAAACTTTATTAGAAAAGTATTTGGTGGATCTAATTTTGGTAAAAATAGAACTGAAGTTCCTCTTTTTGTTGAGGAGACTTATTCAAGTTTACTTTTAACAGGTTACAGAGCAGGTCAAATTAGAGGTCTATATTGTGACTTAGTATCTTTACCCGGTGTTACTGATGTGTCGAGTCCTGATTATTCAGACTCTTTAGGATTTTATTTAGAACAATATCAAACACCTGAAACACCATACTTGGTTTCTGAACTTAGAGGTAATAAAGTTTACAAATTATTTAAATTTGTTTTAATATCTGACGGTAACGCAGCAAACACACAGGTTAAAATGTCAATAGGTAATATATCATTTACTAATGGTACATTTGATGTATTTATTCGTGATTTCTTTGATAACGACCAAAATGTTAAAGTTATTGAAAGTTTTACTAATTGTTCTATGGATCCATCAAATAACAATTACGTAGCTAACAAGATTGGTACATCTAATGGTGAGTATCAGGTTAAATCTAAATACGTAATGTTGGAAATGAGCGATGAAGCACCAATAGATGCATTACCTTGTGGTTTTGAGGGATATATTTCAAGAGAATATGCTAACGCAACTCCACCTTTTGTAAACTATAAAACTAAATACTACACGGCGGGAGAAACAATTTACAACCCTCCTTTTGGTTCAAGTTCTGGTGGCGATAATCCTGTAATTTCAAGTGGAGAAAATCCAAGAAAGGCATACTTAGGTATATCAAATATAACGGGTATCGATTATGATTTTTACCAATATAAAGGAAAACAAATACCGGCAAGTTTGGCGACAGATACTACAGGTATCGCTTGGGGATACTTAACTAAAGGTTTCCACATGGATAGTGGGGCTACGGTTGTAACAATAGCTAATGGTTACTCTACATCAGGACAATCAGCATTTGAAGTAGGGGTTAGTTCATTTAATTCTGAACCTACAGATGCTTCTAACGCATACTATAGATTAAACACTCGTAAATTTACTATATTAGCGTATGGTGGTTTTGATGGTTGGGACATTTATAGAGAATCAAGAACAAATACTGACACATACGCTTTAGGTCAAACAGGTTTCAAAAACGGAGCGGCTACTTCAGTAACATATCCTACGGCAACAGGTTGGGGAGCATTTAAAGCAATTTCAGGACCTAATCAAGAAAGTTGGGCAAATACTGACTTTTACGCATACAAATGGGGACAGTCAACTTTCGCAAATCCTGAAGCAACAAACATTAATGTATTTGCAACTCCGGGTATTGATTATGTAAACAATTCTAATTTGGTTGAAGATGCGATTGATATGATTGAGACTGATAGAGCTGATTCTATTTACATTACCACGACCCCTGACTTTAATCTGTTCTTACCGACATACCAAGATATCGAAGAGGGGTTAATTTACCCTCAAGAAGTTGTTGATAATTTAGAAAATACAGGAATTGACTCTAACTATACGGCAACTTACTACCCGTGGATTTTAACAAGAGACACTGTTAATAATACTCAAATCTATATCCCACCAACTTCTGAAGTTGTTAAGAATTTAGCATTGACGGATAACATTGCATTCCCTTGGTTCGCATCGGCAGGTTACACAAGAGGTCTTGTAAACGCAATTAGAGCAAGACGTAAGTTAACACAAGATGATAGAGATACTTTATATAAAGGTAGAGTTAACCCAATCGCAACATTCTCCGATGTAGGTACAGTAATTTGGGGTAACAAAACAATGCAAATTAGAGAATCTGCACTTGACAGAATAAACGTAAGAAGATTGTTATTACAAGCACGTAAATTAATTTCAGCAGTGGCAATTAGATTGTTGTTCGAACAAAACGATAACAAAGTAAGACAAGACTTCTTGGATTCAGTTAACCCGATCTTGGATTCAATTAGAAGAGATAGAGGTTTAATTGACTTCCGTGTGACAGTTTCAAACACACCTGAAGATTTAGATTCAAACACATTAACAGGTAAAATCTTCTTGAAACCTACAAGAGCGTTAGAATATATCGACATCGAGTTTGTGATTACACCAACGGGGGCGTCTTTCGATAACGTTTAATAAAACAATAAAAAATAGAGTGGGGGGTAGAAATATCCCCCATTATATATTTATAGAAAAAATAAAGACATGAAAATAGAGAAAAAATTAATAAAAGAATCTTTAGGGTACTCCCAAAAAGGTAAAAAAACGTTTTCTGATAAAAAACAAAACATAATCATTACTGAGTCTCAGTTAGAAAAATTATTGGAAAAACTTCAAAAGTAATGAATGTTAAAAGACACGTTTTAAATTATCTAAAAAATAGAAAACTGAATGAAGGGTTTACTGAAGAAGGAAGACCCGACACCAAATATTATGCTTTTGATTGGGACGATAACATTATGTTTATGCCGACCACAATAATATTATTATCAGAAAATGATGAAGAGGTACACATGTCTACTGAAGATTTTGCAGACCATAGACATGAAATAGGTAAATCTCCATTTAACTATAAGGGGACTGTTGTTATAGGGTATGCAAATAATCCATTTAGAAATTTTAGAACAGAAGGGGATAAAAGATTTGTTATAGATACAATGTTAGCCAAACCAGGACCATCTTGGAATGACTTTGTTGAATGTGTTAATGGGGGTTCAATTTTTGCTATTATAACTGCAAGGGGTCATAATCCTAAAGCGTTAAGAGAAGCGGTTTTTAATCTTATTATGAGTAACCATATGGGTATTAATAGTAATGTATTGGCGGAAAACCTTAGAAAATATCGTAACCTATATGATAATATTAACGATGATAACAAAAAGATTAAATCATTAACCAAACAAGACTTAAACGACTATTTAGATTTGTGTAGGTTTGAACCCGTTACTTTTGGTGAAGGAGATGCTGCGAATCCTGAAGAAGGTAAAATTAAAGCAATGAGGTCTTTTATTAATTATTGTAAAGAGATGGCTTCGGAGATAGGTCAGAAAGCTTTCTTTAAGAACGATGTTTCAAATAATGAAATTGAACCAATTATAGGGTTTTCTGACGATGACCCAAGAAATATAGAAATGATGAAAGGGTTTTTAGAAAAAGAATATGAAAAAAATCCAGTAAGAACTTATTTAACAAAAGGAGGAAATAAAAAAGAATTTTAATAATTATTATGTTCTGGTCTAGTAATAGAATATTTGAAAGAAATTTAGAAGTAAATAGAAAAAAATTAAATACGATATATTTATTAGAAAAATAAAAGAAATTTAAATACACACAATATGGCTGATTTATTAATGAAAATGCCCTTTCAGTATGAACCTAAAAGAAAAAATAGATTCATCGTTACTTTCCCTTCTTCTTTGGGGATTAATTCTTGGTATGTTGAATCCACTTCAAGACCAAAAATCGAAATTAAAGATGTTGAGATACCTTTCTTAAATACTTCAACATATGTTGCTGGTCGTTTTAATTGGGGTTCACTTGATGTTACATTTAGAGACCCTATTGGTCCTTCAGCTGCACAAGCGTTAATGGAGTGGGTACGTTTACACGCCGAGTCTGTTACGGGACGTATGGGATATGCTGCAGGGTACAAAAAAGATATTGATTTAGAAATGTTAGACCCAACAGGAGTTGCGGTTGAAAAATGGATTTTACAGGGTGTTTTCTTAACTAACGTGGACTTTGATTCATTAAGTTATAGTGAAGATGGTTTAATAACTGTTAAAGCAACTCTTAGACCTGATAGATGTATCTTAGTATACTAAAATAAAATTAGAATATTTCATAATCCCATCTATTTCAGGTGGGATTTTTTATTTACTAAAATTATTAATCGTTTATTTTTTAAGAAAAAATTATTATGGACCAATCTTTACAATACGGACAAATGGAATTTAATTTACCACACGACGTAGTCGCATTACCTTCAAGAGGGATTTTTTATAGACCTAAAAAAGAATCATTAAAAGTAGGATATTTAACCGCGGCAGATGAAAATCTTTTAATGTCTCAAAACACACCAAAAGAAGGAATTATTTCGGCACTTCTAAAAACTAAAATTTATGAACCCGGTTTTGATGTTGGTCAGTTATTGGACACTGATGCTCAAGCTGTTTTAATATTTTTAAGAAACACCGCATTTGGTTCTGGTTATTCATATAAATTAATAGACCCCGCAACAAATAAATATTTTGAGGTGGAAATAAATTTGGATGAATTAAATTTCCTACCATTAAAACATAATCCAGATAGTGATGGTCTTTTTTCATATACACTTAAAAAATCAAATAAAAATATAAAGTTTAAGTTATTAAGTATTTCTGAAATAAATGAAATTGACAAATTAAAAGACCAATATCCTGAAAATATGATTGCACCGACAATCACCAAAAAATTAGAAAAACATATAATTGAGTTGGATTCTGATAGAGACAGAATGAAAATTTCCAATTTTATTAATCAAATGCCAATTTCAGATGCTAAAGACTTAAGAAAATTTATTTCAGAGTGTGAACCAAAATTAGATTTAACAAGAACAGTAACCGCCCCGTCAGGAGAAAAAGTGACCTTTGAGGTTATTTTTGGGGTGGAGTTTTTTCGGCCTTTCTTTTCATTATAAAAAAGTATTACTTGATGAAATATATTATTTAGTCAAACACTGCGGATTTTCATATTCAGACATTTTAAAAATACCAACATATGAAAGAAGATATTTTATAGATAAATTTATAGAATCACTTAATAAAACATAACTAAATTCTATTTATAAAATAAAAATATTATGTGGCTTTTTTTTGAAGGTGATGGAAATGTGACATCTAATGACGCGGCAGAAACACCTATTGGTAGTACTTCCGCATATAACGCGGACGCTCCACTTGAACAACTTGAAAGTTTAAAACAAGCTTATCAAAATTTTGTTGCCAGTATAACTAACGCTAAGACTGTCGTCCAAAACGTTAATAAATCCATGACTGAAATGGAGGGGTCAGCACTTGCTCTCCAAAGGTCTATGGGAGGTGTTGTTATGGGCGCCGAGCAATTTAGACAAAAATTAATATCATCATACCATGCAAATTTAGATATTGGTGTAAGTTTTAAAGATACTTTAGAAAGTGTTGAAGGTATAGCCGCTGGAATGGGAAGAATGGTTAACCCATCTGAAGAAGTGATTACAAATATGCTTGTATTGTCCAAAAGTACAGGTATGGCTGCTAAAGATATTGGGGGAATGGTTACAGACCTTGTAAGATTTGGAGGAACGCAATTAGAAGCAACCAAAAAAATAGAGACCCTTTCAAAATCGGCAAGAGCCGCAGGATTGAATGCTGCATCATTTGTAAAAAGTATTCAAACTGATTTAAAAAAAGTTAGTGGTTTTGGTTTTAAAAGTGGTGTTGACGGGTTATCTAAAATGGTAAAACAGGCAATGTTATTAAGGACGACTGTACAGGCGATAGGTGCTCAAGAAGTTCAAAACACAGCATTAGATCCTGAAGGTGCAATTCAATTAGCTGCCGATTTTCAAATGTTAGGTGGTGCCGTTGGTAAACTTGCCGACCCATTCCAATTAATGTATATGGCTCAAAACGATGTTGAGGGGTTACAAAAAGAATTAGTTAACTCTACAAAGGCAGCAATGTCTTTTAATAAGGAAACAGGTAATTTTGATGTATCTACTGAAGATATGTACAGACTTAGACAACAGGCAAAACTTACAGGTGCAAATTTAGAAGATTTAGTTAACACAGGTAGAGAAGCTGCAAAGTTAGATTATTTAAGAGATAAGTTTGATTTAAAAGGTTTAGATGAGGATACTCAAAATTTAGTTGCCGGTTTAGCGGAAATTGGTGAAGGTGGGAAAGTATCAATAGATATACCAGGATTTAAAAAATTAGAAGCAGACACCGCCGACGGTTTAAAAGCCCAATTACAAAGTGCCGATGCACAAAAAGCATTGAAAGATTACCAAGACAAAGCGGCTATGACTGAAAAAGATTTGGCCATTGCACAACAAACTATTAGTGAAAAACAGGCGATAGATGTTAACATTATTAAAGAAGCCGTATTGAAATCAATGTCCCAAGACCAACAAAAAGAACTTTTAGCTAGTATAAAAAAATCTAACGAAGATGTTGGTCAGGCTATGACGACAATTGCTAATAGTAGCGCAACAGTGACAGGACCATTGGTAACTGGTGCCAATACCGCTACAAGTACAGGTGCTAAAAATTTTGCTGAAGGTGTTAAGGTTTCTGACAATTTACTCAAAAATGCATTCGAGAATATATCATTAGAATCTGATGTTGTTGATAATGGTAGTGATGATAATTTAGACCCCGATAACGATACAGGTCTTGAAGACGGGTTTATGGATAAAGGAACCCCAAAATTTATAAAATCCGGAAAAAATAAATTGCTACCATCAATAGATGACCAAATATTAGTTGCCCCAAACATTACTGACTATATTTCTAAATCACAAAAATTAAATGAAATGACAGGTTCATTAACAGATATGATGGGGGGTGGAAAAGTTGGAGGAGCAATAGACATCAATATTAATGTTGGTGGTTCGGTAACTGGAGATAGGAACGCAGATGTAAGTAAAATATTTAACGACCCAAAAGTACAAAAACAAATAATGGACACAGTTCTATATAAATTAGATGCATATAAAAGACAACAAGGTGTTTTGAAATAAAAAACACAAAATAATCTATTTATCATAAAAAGACTAAATGGAAAGTCCACTATCGTTTAATTCGTCAGAAAATTTTAGAAAAAAATTATTAGTACGTAATCTACCACCGTATAAAGTAGATGGTTCTTTTAGTACTGGTGATAGACCCGCTGTTAGTGAATTTAGAATTTTAGATTACGCGATAGTTGATTCTACATCTGTAGATGTGATTGGGGACCAACAGGAAAGACTATTGTACCCAATAAATCAATATGGTCCTGAAAATAAAAAAGAGTACGGAGATATTGTTAAAATCAATATTAATAGAAATTACAAAACTAATGAGGGAGAGTATGGGTTTCCCGATACAATTAATAGTGATTTAGAACTAATTGGTGATAATTCAGAATTATATCATATAGTAAAAAACGTTTATAAACCACAAAACAATAGAAAAGATTATGGGGATAGCGTTTATTATATAAATGACGATTTAAATATACGTACAGTTGGTAGTGGAGAATATAATATTTCGGATACACTTAATAGTTACTTATTTCAAATAGGTAATAATAGTGAAATAGAACATAAAGTATTAAACAAGTATAAACCAAGTAGTGGGACTATTGGTGGTTTTGGAGATACTAAATACGAAATAAACGACCTTTTAGTTTTATCCTCAAGTTTTAGACAAATATTTGGATACGGTATTTCATACACCATTAATAGTGAGTTAGAACAAGTTGGTAATATTCAAGAAGAATATTTGATAGTTAAAAACAAATATTCCCCCGAAAACTCTAACCAATACGGAGAAACAAGATATGATATTAATGCTGATTTAACATTAGGGTCCAATGAGGGTGAATATAATTATGGTGATACTATTGGTGACGAACTAGAACTTAAAGGTATTGAATTAAGACCAAAATTATTCACAAATAATGAATATAGACCTGAAGATGGTCAAAGTGTTTTTGTTGTTGAACCTTATAATATACTTAAAAATTTAATTATTGGTTCGGGTAACTATGGATATCCCGATACAATTGGAAGTGAGTTAGAAGTCGAAGGTAAAACAGACAGACCAATTCTAATTGCGACTAACCAATACGGACCTGATAACCCTATTAAGGGTGAGGTAAATATCAATGTAAATCAACAAACAAATTCAAACGAAGGGGAATACGGATTTCCTGATACTATTGGTAGTGAGTTAGAAAACATTGGAATTGACGAAAGAAAACCTACATTTCTATCCAATCCTTGGGGACCTGAAGGTGACCAAAGTACCACAGAAATTGACCCTTACGCTAAAGTTAAAAACTTAACAATTAATGCTGGTAATTACGATGTTACCGACACTGACCAAAATGAATTAGAATATGTTGGTGGTTTAAAAGAAACTGAGGCGTATATTAAAAACAAATATGTTACCGGTGACGGAGATTATAACCTATTAACAATAACAGACTTACAATATCAAACAACAGGATTACCTTACGCCAATTCAGATTCTACATTCGTTTTTGTACCATCAACATATACACCGGCAAGTATTTTAATAAGTGATAACCCTAACGGATCTGAAGGTAGCCTTTCACAAGATTCTCAGTTAGCGGCTCTCGGAGCTAAACAATTACAAAAAGAATTTAGACATAGAGTTGCTTTAGAGCTTTTACAACAAACATTAGGTAGAGTAAATGTTTTAAATACTAATATTGATGCTGATACAGGAGAAATTTCAACAAAACCAAATTTAGACCCATTTAACGCTATAGGATTACTTACGGGTAACATACCTATCATAGAAAGAAATTACTCAATAACTAATCCTGAATTATTTTTAGGTCAAGGTATAAATTTTGCGGCTAAATTAGCCGGAACATATTCTCCTTATTCTTATATACCTGGTGATTATTTTACGTATCCTGATAAAAATGGATTTGGGGCCTATGATAATGTATTTTCGGCTATCGGAGGAGCAATCGCAGGATTAATTCAGATGGTTAATCCAAATAATAATAATTCTTCCGAATTATTTTTAGAACACACTACGATATCGACTAGACATTTATTGTACGACCAATTAAAATATAATAATTTTAGACCTGACTATAAAGTGGGTACGGATTTAACTGCACCTCCAGGTAAATTTTATGTTGGGACACGTAAGAATGAAATAACAGAAATTGTACAAGGGGACCAACAACCAAAAGGCAAAAACAACAAGTTAAATATAGGACCTGTATTGGGTTATGGTAATATAGGTAAACAATATGAGGGCGAAAGAATTAGTGACAGGTTATTTGGTTTAAACACTAGAAATTTCTTTAGTAGTGGTTTTGTTAATGGTAGTAATAAAAATAATGCTAACGTTGGAATATCAGGAGGGTTTACATGGTTATCAAACGATAATTATGTTTTACCTGGTGATTTCCAAGGACCGCTAAATGAAAAATTCCAAGATAATTCTGATTTTGAGTTTTCACAATTAAGTAGCACTTACGAAACTACAAAATCAAGTAACTATGAATTTACTGAAGGTTCGTTATTGGATGTTACTCAGAAATTAGTAGATGCGGGTAGTAAGTCAAACAATCAGTTAGAACATGTCGGAAACGCAATTAACCAAGTTTCAAAAGTTTTTAATGATGGATATATTGAGTTAACAAAAGGGTCTAGAGTTATTAGATATACCACACCCAATTCAAAACCCGACTCAACAAAATCAGTGCAAGGATATGAATATTGTAGATTATTCACAAAAGATAGACCTTACTATACGTTTGATGAGTTACAAAAAACAGACGGTAACATTAGAAAATATACAAATTCAGTATTAGATAATACTTACAACTTAAATATCGCACCATTAAATATGGTTGAGGGTGTTGAGTCCACAAATATTATTGATGGTAAAGTAAAAAAATACATGTTATCATTAGAAAATTTGGCTTGGAGAACATCTAATAAACCTGGTTACACTTATGAAGATTTACCTGCCTGTGAAAAAGGACCTAACGGAGGTAGAATAATGTGGTTCCCACCTTACGATTTAAGTTTTGACGAATCAACAAACACACAATGGACTGATACAACTTTTATTGGTAGACCTGAACCTGTATATACATTTGGTTCATCATCAAGAAAAGGTAATTTAAGTTTTAAAATAATTGTTGACCACCCGTCTATTTTAAATGTTTTGGTTGAAAAAGAATTAGAAAACGAATCATCACAATCTCAAATTACAAGAGTAATAGATTCATTTTTTGCGGGATGTACAAAGTATGATTTGTATGATTTGGTACAAAAGTTCCCGATGTTCACACCAAATGATATTTTTGAAACCCAATTAATTTTAACTCCAGACCAAATAAAAGATTATACTGAAACATTACCAAGTTCAACTATAGAGAATAGGGTTGACCAAACATTTATTCCGCCTACAGAAACTCCACAAGATAATCCATGTACTGAATGGGATTATAGTGTTGGTACTGGCCCTACAGATTTAACTTATACTGCGTGTAATGGTTCACAAATTGTTTTACCTTCTTTAAGTGCTGGTACTAAAGGTACTGTATGTGTTGAAAAAAATACTGTACCATATTTTTCTGTTGTTGCAGGTAATAATACCGTTACAATAACTAATAGACCTTGTACAACCTCTACAACAGGAACGACCCCAACACCACCTGAGGAAATACCATTGGAAAAGAAATATCCTGAACCGTTATTTTATTTTCATAACGACTTTCCTGACCCTAACACGAATAGGATTTATGCGTCAAAACCGTATGACCAATGGTTGGCCGATTATAAAGCCCTAAAAACAAAATATTTAAGTACTGGTGGTAGTGATGGTTTCAGAAGTTTTTCTAAGGCCAGAGACAAGATAATTAAATACGGGGATAGTACATATGCCGATAAAGAAACGGAAATAAATGGATTATCGGATGCGGATAAAAATAATTTTTTAGCAAACTATATAGACACTAGGACAGAAAAAGTTTCTGAATTTTTTGAATATATTGATAGCGAATTTGAAGAAATTAAAAAATTCTTAACTGACGTTGTACAAATTATAAAACAAGGTGGTACAGTTAACTTTACGTTAAAATCTTCAGCATCTGCAGTTACTACAGTTGCTTATAACGTTAATCTATCAAAAAGAAGAATTGATGCCGCCTTACAGTATATTTTAAATTTTGAGCAAGATGGTATAAAATTAAAAAACTATTTTAATACTAAGTTAATTGTTAAACAAGTTCCAGAAGGGGAGACTACAACCATACAAGACCCAAGATATACCGCTATTAATTGTAACAAAAGTTATTTAAGTGATAGTGCTGAGGGAGTTGTTTCTGTAAACGCGATGGCATGTAGACGTGTTAGAATTTTAGATGTTAAAGTAACTAACTTACCTGGTAATAGTGAAAATACACCACCAAATAATACAGAAACACCAACTAATGGTGATGGTGATACTACAGTATTAAATAGCGAAACACCGAGCCAAGGAGGTAATGGAGGTACACCTGCTAGTTCGGCAACTACAACAACACCAACATTTATAACACAAACACCTAGCGGACAAACTGAAAATATTACACCTTTAAACCAAACTGTCACTAAAAATAATCCGACGTATAAGACAACTACCGTCGCTAGAAAAGATTTAACTAAAAGATTGGCTAGAAAATTATTAACTGAATGTAATTATTTTGAATTGGTTAGACAAAGTGACCCTATGATATATGACGGTATAAAAAGTAAAATAAAACATTTTCATCCGGTTTTTCATTCTATAACACCTGAAGGATTAAATGCCAGACTTACATTTTTAAATCAATGTATGAGACCGGGTGACACTATACCTACAGTATCAAAAGATAATAATGGTACCGAAACTTTACTTTATAACGATGTTACAAACAGTGTGTTTGGTGCACCTCCTGTTTGTGTTTTAAGAATTGGTGATTTTTTTCATACAAAAATAGTAATAGACTCTTTAAGTTTAACATATGAAGATGGTAGGTTTGATTTAAATCCTGAGGGCATTGGAGTACAACCTATGATTGCTGACGTTAAAATTGGGTTTAACTTTATCGGTGGACACGGATTGGCGGGACCAATAGCTAAACTACAAAATGCTTTGTCGTTTAATTATTACGCAAATACTGAAATGTATGATGAAAGAGCTGAGGCAACCGAAGATGTGACATCTCAGTACGATGCTCAAATATTGGCCGACATCAAAAATCAGTTAGGAATTGTTAATGTTGCAGAACAAAGACCAATAAGTAATGATGGTGGAGTGACTATAGGAACAATAAAAACAAATAACTACGATTTAACAACTCAGAGCGCTTCAGGTGAAATATCATATATGGATAACTTTAAAAAATTAGTAGACAGTACAAAAAGTTATGCATCAACAACATTACAAAATTTAGAAAAATTAAATGAAGAATTATTGTTAGGTGGTTTAATTGTATTAACAAAAGAAAGAAAATACACTGAAGGTTATTTTGACTATTTAGGTGGTAATTTAACAAATACTGCAAACATATTTGGTAAATCCGAAAACACACAACAAAAAATTGAAAAATTAATAACAGATGCAAAAACAGATGTTGATAATGGTAACTGTCCTTTATTAAAAGACCTAACGACACAAAATTTTAACGACGCCGAAATAAGAAAAATTAAAAATAAAATTAAATCATTAATTGATGGTAAACAAAATTCTATGATAACGTCTATAGAAACCACAAATTCAAGTATAACGACTGAAGAGTTAAGTTTAATTCAATTAATAGACCAAATAAATTATGTTTCAAGTGGGGTTGATGGATATATTAACAATAAAGGTGGTGTAGTTGTTTATAATTTATCAGGAACAAGTGATGTTAATGCTTCTAGTGTTGGTGTTAGTAATACTTTTAATGAATTAACACAAGACTTCTTAAAAATAAAAACAGAAATAAATGAATATTATGATAAACTATATAGTTTTGAAATAATACCTTCAGGTGATACTTACACTTATAATGATAATTTTACTTTTGATATGTTTATTGAAGATAACTCGGCAAATATAACGGCACCTAAAAATAGATTTTTTATGTTATTTGGTTCGGATGTGTTAAAAGACCCTGTAAAATTTGCAAGTTCAGTTACGGAACCTGTTAAAAATACTGCGAATGATGTAGGTTGGAACTCGTACATCTTAAAAAATATTGGTTGGGATTTTAATTTAAATTTAAATACAGGACAATATACAAACCAAGCATTACCAACAGGTTTATATACTAGTTACAAAAAATCAAAAGATAAAATTGACGAGAGATTTAAAAAGTTTAAAGATCAATACTACACAAACAAGTTCAATACATTTAATCCATTCAATAAAGATAAGACTAGAAATTTATATTACGTAACTCAATCACCACTACAACCTTTTGCAGATACTAATTTAAAAGAATTGTGGTCAGAAACAAACTCAACTTGGGATAAATTTAATTTGAAAAAAAGTTTTAGCTAATGCAGTATTACAATAGATATAAAGAATTTTTAATAGATGGTAAACAAACAGTTGTACCATTTTTAAATTTACCTGCTAGAGCAACTGACCAAAGATATCTTTACAGAACGGGTCAAAGTCGTTTAGATAAGGTAAGTTATGAAAAATATGGGGCACCATATTTTGGTTGGTTAATATTGGCCGCAAACCCATTATATGGTGGTTTAGAGACAAATATACCCGATGGGACAATATTAGTTATACCTTTTCCGCTAGTTGCTGCGTTGCAAGACTACAAATCTGCATTAGATACACATATTTTTTATTATGGCAGGTAGAATACCACAAACAAAAAAAGTATATGTAGAAACTGAATACGACAATATTATTGTTGTAAACCCAAATGAAGTTTACGATTCAGAAGATAAAGCGGCCCCAAGATTGGTTGACCACGAAGATTTAGTATACTATGCTAATTTAGAAACTTTTATAATTCCAAGAACAAAATTGGCGATAGGGGATAGTTTTGACTCTCCCGTAATTAACACTACTATCGCAACAGTTTTTGGTGGTGAAGAAGATTTAAAAATAAATTTTTTAAAACCAAAAGGTAAAACGGCATTCGACACTAGTTGGTCAGACCAAATAACTGGATTTGAATCAAGATTGGGTTTAGGTGCGAATCAAAGGGCTGAACAGATTGTTAATGCTGATGGTAATGCTAGATTTAAAAACACAGTAAGAAATTACGAAGACACCCAACTTTTAGGTATTAAATCAATAAGGGTTAATATTAAAGGTACTGGCGTACCTGAAGTTAATATTGAAATGATTGACGTACAAGGTAGGTCATTATTTGAACAAGGAGAAAATTCAATATACTCCGCATTTTTTAATTTTCCGTACCCACTTTTTTATTTAACATTAAAAGGATATTACGGTAAGGCAATTAGATACCGACTTTCATTGATGTCATTTAATGCGAGATTTGATGCAGAAACTGGAAATTATGATATCAGTTTAAAATTGATTGGTAAGTTTACTGCATTATTATTTGACACACCATTAATGTATGCTAAGACGGCTCCTAAAATGTTTGACACTCAGGTAACAATTACTGATACAACAAACAATCAAGTAAAACAAATATCAACTTACAAGGGAAGACAAAAACTTGATGAGGTATATTCAATATATAAAAGAAAGGGTTTAATTGCAAATGATTTTGAACACCTTACTTTAGATGAATTTATTTATAGGGTTAATAACTTTTCAGTAAAATTACAAAAAGATATAAAAGAAAAAGGAGATTTTACTGAAATTAATGATATACAAGATTATAGAGAAAATTTAGAAAATTTTAGAAAAAATGTTTATGATAATTCATTAAATAAATTTTTAGATTCAACTAGTTACTACGTTAATGACGGTCAAATATATTACCCTTTTAAAAAAGAAATACAGTACCAAGATAGAGAGGCTTACAAAACAAAAATAGAAGAAAGATTTAAAGTTTATATTGAAAACCTTAAAAAAAATAAAACTTTTGGGACAGGAGGGAAATATGAAATACCAATTAATTTTAAAGATAAAAAAGACATAATAAAAAAATTAGATTTAAATAATTGGATTAATAATTCAAATAATGTAATACAAACATATTACTACAGAACAGGTAGACAATTAGATACAACAAAAAACGAAGACAAACAATTATTTGAAAAATTTAAATTAGATGAAGATAAAAATAAGGAATTATTTTCTAAGGTTTTAGATAGTAACGGACAATTGGTTGATGATTTACCTGACTTTTTTGTTTTTGGCGATAAAAGAATTGCTGATGGTTCTTATGTAAAACAAAGTTTTTTAGACAAATTAGATAGTGCAGGTAAAACCTTAAACACACATGAGGAAAAAATAGAAAACGACCTATCTAAGGTTTTGGCCGATAGAGTTTTAAAAAACCCTGCTGATGGTGGTATAGGATTTAAACCTACAATAAGAAATGTGTTTGCTGTTATTTTTGCAGGTGCAGACGCATTCTATAGATTAATGGAAGACGTACACCAAACAGCTTGGGATGTTAGAAATGATCCACAAAGATTAAGTGCGGTCATTCCACCTGAAAAAAGTTTCTCAGTGGATGCGATGAAAAATTTACAAAAATCATCGGGAGAATTAAATGATGATAATGTTGTATATCCTTGGCCTTTATATTTTACAAAAGAAAAACAAAAAGACGGTAGAGAATTGTATACAATACAATATCCTGGTGACCCTAAAATTATTAATCAAACAAGAGCCTATGACTATAGAATATGGCCTGAAATATCTTTTGTTGAAGCATATTTAAAAGGTACTACAGAAACGTCTAAACCAATACAAGGGACTGTATACGATAATCCTGCGGATTCAAATAAGTATGTTTCGGCAAACGCAATTGAGTTCCCATTTAAAGTATTACCGTACCAAGATTTATCTGAAATAAGTACTTTTTATGAAATTTTTGAAAGAACATACCTTTCTTCGCATTATGGTAAATTTAGTTCTGAATCCGCATTTAAAAATCAAATTGATAAGTTTTATGGGGATATAGAAAGCAAAGATTTGGGGTTAAATGTCGGTAACAATATACAATTAAACCAAACTTTAAAAAATTACAAATTTACTTACCAAGGTCTGATAGACTTTATGAAAAAGATTTCTAATAACGGTGACGGTGAAAGTTGGCAAACATACATTAGAAGTTTATTTAAAACGGAATACATTGAGAATTTAGTAAAAAATCAAACAGAGATTTATAGTATAGATACATTAAACAATCGCTCAGTCCAAGTTTCTTCAGATTTAGAATTATCTAAAAATTTAGTAAGTTATTTAAAAAATACCGATTCATCTAAAAAAAATAATTTAGATACATACCCATTAACTAATTTAAATTGGTTAAAAACTAATGTTTCTAACGGGTCGTCTATTGGTAGTTTTGAACAGTTTAATAATACTACTAATAGTTTTTTATACTTAGATGACAAAAAAACAATAGCAAGAATAAATGAAAATGCGGATAATAAAAGCATTAGTTTATTGACTAATAATGGATTTTTAACTTCATATAGCCAACCTTACGTAACAAACCAATCAACACAAACACCATTATCAACTAGGTCAACATTACAAGATTTTTATACAGATAGAGAAGAAAAATTCTTATATGGTACAGAATCATTTATTAATTATGGGACTTCTTACTCTGGTAATGTTAATCAATCAATACAGACCACTTCTTTATTAAACACACCTTATTTTATAAATTCATTAATTAAAGGTGTTGAAGACAACAACAACAATGTTGAAGATTCCTTCACCGCTTTAGGTTATTTATATTTAAATTCCTTACCATTAATAACAACCAAAGAAACACTTAAAATATCTGAAAACGATACTTTAACTGATATTGATTACTTGGCTTCCACGTTTAAAAAATACTCATCAATACATCAGGTACCATATGCGTGGGTTTTAAAATACGGGTCAATATGGTATAGATACAAAAAATTTGTAGAAACAGGAAATGATATTTTAGACCCAATTTGGAAAGACTTTGATTATACATCTGCTTACGATCCAGTAACTTCTGCAACTACAACACAATATATTTTACCCGATTATTCCGGTAACCAACAAACATTTGTACTACAAAAAAATGAACCGTTTCCTATTCCGTCATTACAATCGAAAGATTTATTAAATACCGGATTCTATCCTAAAATTATAAACACAGTTGAAAATTTCTTTTTTCAAAAAAACCTGTTTACTGGGTATAGTCAAACTGATTTCTTTAATGCTTATAATAATCAAAAATTTAGAATAGGTAAAAATAATACATCTACTAATTATTTAGATTTTGGATTTGACACCACCAATCCAAACAAATCATTATTAAAACAAAATTATTACCAATATAGAGAATTCAGTGGTACGACGGCATATAGTACTGGAGGAAGTTTAATATTATTATACCCATCTATGGGTGGGATACCTATAGACCAATCAATATTTGAATGTGTTGATTCTAACATTAATATGACACAAAACATATTGAATAATAAATCACTTTATAATGGTTCAGTAAGGCCACTATGGTCATCACCACATTTTGGGTATTTTGATAACGGATTGATACAAAAACCGTCACCAACACAATACCTTAAAGTAATTAAAACAAATACTTCTAAACAAAATGCATTTGATTTGTCTTCAAATAAATCAGAATACTCATCAATAGATGAAATTTTTGCACTATTCACTCCGGAATTATTAGATAAGTTTGAAAAATTATTTTTAGGTTTTTGTAACTATAAACCAAGCTCTGCTAATTTAGTATTAAAAGAAGAACAAATTGTACCAACATATAACGAACCTAATAAAGTATCTAATCTTGACCAAAAAAGATTATTCACTCAATTAAGTTCTCTATTTTTTATAAATAAAACAGGTGTCAACTTTATTGGTGAAGATGTTGATGGAAAAACATTAGGTGAAAAACAAATTGAAACCTTTACCAAGTCAGTTACTCGTTTTTTAAATTTTGATTGTGTTATAAAATTAGCAAATCCAGGTAATTTTGATAGAAAGTTGTTTAATTCATTTTCTAATTTATCTGAATTTATTCCTGTTGATAAGTTAACATTTAACCCTTACAAAAAAGGTACTTTACCTGGAGACGGTACATCAACAACATTACTACAAAGTCTTGCTCAAAATACAACTGCTTGGAATACTCTAAGAACGTATTTAGGATTTACAACAATTCCAAATATGGAATATCAAAATCAAGTACAACCAAATTTTCCTTCAGTGCCGTTGACTCAAACACCAGCAAATCCAACGGTAACCTATACACCACCAACAGTAGGACAAACTTACAGAACGTTCCAAGACATATGTACTGGTACATATTTTAATATTACGGACCCGGATGATAATACCATGACTAGCTCATTTAATTATACTAATGGAGATATATGGTATTTAGAAGTTGTCGATAACACCTCACAAAGTAAAAATTTCTGTGCTAGAAAAGTATCAGATAGTGCAATAACTACCAACTATAATTTAGTGCTTGATGACGATTACCCTGAAACAAACGCAGTAAATGTTACACCTGAAAGTTACTGTATGTCTTTTTATCAAACACTAATAAATTGTCAACAATCACCACTCACATCACCTATTCAGTTGGAGTTTCTTGGAAATAGTGGAACTTTAATTCCGGAAACATCACCTCCTGGAGATGCTACATATTTTAATATTGTTGTACCAAGTGGTGGGTATGCATCTTACAGATTAACAGGTATACCTAATTTTGACCCAACAAATCTTGGTAGTGTTTTATTTTATCCTGCTGGTAGTAATTTAAATGACCCAAATATTTTACCATTACCTTTTAATGGTTACGGTGGCGCGAATACCAATTACACTAGAGTTTACGAAATTAACAATAATACTTCGGGTAATTATATTATGGCAGTTAGGTACGCTGTTACATACCCTAACTATGCGACATACACTGCGAATGTTTCAACATTAGGTGGAAATCAAACAACAATACCTACACAAACTAATACAACAATACCACCAACACCTTTACAAGGAAGTCAAAAATCATTTGTTACTGATTTCTTTATTGATAATGATATTGATTTCACATCAGACAATATTAAATCGCTTTACCCACTTATTAGGTTATATGCTGACCAAAAATTAAATGACCCTACATATAATAAAAGTAAGTTTACAACATTTATTAATAATGTATTAATTGACCAAAGAACATTACAACAAAATATGTTGAATGAAACTTTTAGTAATTTAAATAAAACATTGAAAAATATTGATGTAAAAACACAAACACCAAACGTTTCAGTTAATGGTGATACGGGTAAGTTAAGTTTATATAATACATTAAAAGGATTTAACGATAAATGGATTGCTGGTTCTGATTTAAAATATGTTACATTGTTTGAAGACTTTTTATTCATGGATAGAGCTAATAGTGACTTAGGTGATACATTTGTTGTTGACATGGATAAAGTAGTAAACAGATTAGATACTACAAATAACCCTGAAACCAATCTAATGCAGGTTGTTAGTAATATTTTAAGTGATAATCAGTTTATGTTTATGGCGATGCCGGCATATGTAAATTTTTATGGTATACAAACAGCAATTAAAAATGGAACACCAATAGACATTGAGATTCCTAACTCACTTTTTGGTACCTATTTAGAAGTTGATTATACAAAGTCTAGCCCTAAATTTTTATGTCTTTATATGGGTAACCCTTCAGAGTACCCAAAACCAAAAGAAAACTCATTTATTAGGTTTGGTGATGATAGTTTTGATTTGAGAGTTCCTGATAACCCACTAAGAATATCGGACCCAAATAGAGACTACTCTAAAACAAATAAAGTGGTTGGGTTTAGTGTTGATTTTGGGGTTCAAAATCAAAACATATTTAAAAGTGTTGATTTAGATATGTCAGAAATGAAAAATACTTCAGAATCTTTTAAAGTTTTTGCTGATATAGGAGGGTCCGTTGCTGGTGACCAAGTCGCTCAACAATCAGTCTCAATGTATAGTATTTACAAATCAAGGTCGTATTCTTGCGGAGTAACATCAATGGGTAATGCAATGATACAACCAACAATGTATTTTGTATTAAGACACGTACCTATGTTTTATGGACCTTATTGGATTTATGAAGTTAATCATAGTATAACCGAAAGAGGATTTGATACCGATTTTAAAGGTACTAGAATACCAAAATATAGTTTACCTAATGTTGACCAACTTGTTACTAATGTTAATAAAAAAATATTATCATCATATAAAGAAAAAATTAAAAAAGAAAAACCGGTTGTTGATAAAAAAGATGAGGAATTAGCTAACACTGACCCTACTATTGGTACCGTTAAAACACCAACCCAACAATGTATTGAACTTACCGAATATAAAACATTAGAATTTGTTGAAGTAACACCAACAAAAGTAACAGTACAAGAAATATTACCAATAATAAAAACAGCGACAAATAAAAAATCATTAAGAGCATTATTATTAGGTATAGGGTTTACTAGAAATATAAATAGCTTCGATTCAAACGCTAACTTATTTAACACATCTAATTATAATTTTTATGAAATATCTACCGAAAATAAATTTACGGGTAATATGGATTCATACATAAAAAATCAAATGTGTGCGACAATTAATAATACGGTTAGAAGTATGGCTAGTTTTAGCGATTTTAAAACACCAACCGATTTTATGGTTTCATTCTATTCTGTATATGAACCAATAATTGAAAGTTTAAAAAATTTAAATCCAGATACTAATATCTATAAAAGTTATGGAAAAGCCCTAGCTCAATTAGCAATTACTACATGGGATACCCCAATAGGATTAAACTCTACCGCATCAGAAATAAAACAAAAGGCGCTTGACCAAGTTGGTACTAACATAAATGTTTATGACCTATATGTTCAGTATTTTACTAACGCTTACGAGAATTTTGATAAAAACCCTAATTAAGGTATATTTATATAATAAATTAAAATATGAACATGAAAAATTTACTTGACGATTATCTTAAAAAAGATACACGTATTACACAAAAAGATAGCGGTAATGGATACCAAGAAGTTTGTGATTTAGATACAGGTGATTGTTATACAATCAGAATGAAAGACGGTTTAATTGAGAGAGTGGATAATACCATGAAAACAAATAGAACATTAAAAGTTGAAACTCCTCAGGGTGTTAAAACATTATTGAACGGTTAAAAATTTAAAAATGAGTTTAGACAGAAAAATTTTAGAAGAATTAAAAAGATTTAATCAAATTAATTCATACATTTTAAATGAACAAGATGTACCACCACCGACACCTGAGGATTTAGGTACCCCACCTGCTGACCCCGCAGCCGCTCCACCGGCAGATGCAGAAATTCCCGCACCTGGCGCAGATGTTGCTGCACCACCAGCGGCAGGGGCAGACGCTGCCGCGGCACCTACTGAAGTACCTGAACCCGTTGATGTTGAAGGTGATCCAGATGTTGAAGAAGTTGGTAAAGAAGAAGAGGGTGAAGAAGAAAGTGAAGAAATTGATATCACTGACCTTGTTACTACACAACAAGAAATCCAATCTAAACAAGATGAATTTATGGATAGTATTTTTTCTAAATTAGATGACTTAGAAAGTAAATTATCTCACATGGATCAAATCATGGACAAAATTAATAGTCTTGAAAACAAATTTGATAAATATAGAGAAAAAACTCCTGAAGAAAAATTAATGTTACGTTCATTAGACTCTTACCCATATAATCAAAAATTAACAGATTTTTTTGATGATAAAAAAGGTGAGATGGAAGAGACTGGTAAAAACGAATATATACTTACTTCTGACGAAGTTGAAAACTTTTCACCAAACGAAGTTAAAAAAACATTCAATATTTACGACGACGAAGACAATTCTTTAAATTAAAAAATAAATTTTTTGAGGGACTCACAAGGTCCCTTTTTTTATGCTCATTTATTTGACATTTTATTATTTGTACCTATTATTAATGAAGATAAAAGAGTAATAATTAAAAATTTATTTATGACAAATTCAGTATTAGATTCAGTACTTGCGCAGTACGAAAAGAACGCACAACCAAGTGGTTCACAGAGAACAAACATCTCACAAGAAGACAGATTAAAGAAGTATTTTTCGGCAATCTTAATGAAAAACGAAACATCCGCACAACGTAGAGTTCGTATTTTACCCACAAAAGATGGTTCATCACCATTTGTTGAAGTATGGTATCACGAAATTATGGTAAACGGACAATGGGTTAAGTTGTATGACCCTGACAAAAACGACAACGAGCGTTCCCCACTTACAGAAGTTTATAATGAACTTATCCAAACGGGTAAAAAAGAAGACAAAGAATTGGCATCGCAATACCGTTCACGTTTATTTTACATCGTTAGAGTAATTGACCGTGATAACGAACAAGATGGTGTTAAATTTTGGAGATTTAAACACAATTACAAAAACGAAGGTATCTTAGATAAAATCCTCCCTATTTGGAAAGCTAAAGGTGATATCACAGATGCTGAAAAAGGTCGTGATTTAATTATCGAACTTAAGAAAGCTAAAACCCCACAAGGAAAAGAGTATACAGTAATTCAAACAGTTATGTATGATGACCCTGCATTACTTCACGAAGATAAAGAAATTATGAGTGGATGGTTGGAAGATGAGTTAACATGGAATGACGTGTATTCTAAAAAACCTGTTGAGTATTTAGAAGCTATCGCAATTGGAGAAACACCAATTTGGAGTACAGAACTTAAGAAATATGTTTACGGTGAAACTGCCGACATTTCTCTTGGTGGTGGAAATACAAAAGAAGTGGTTCCTGTGGTAGACCCACAAGCTGACGAAGAGCCGGCTGAAGATTTACCATTCTAAATTTAATTAAGCATGGATACTTTTAAACATATTGTGTCCATGCTTTTTTTTATAAACAAATTAAAAAAAACAAAATGAAACCAGTGATTGCAGAAAAATTAAAAGAAGCATTAGTTAAAAAGTATGAAGCAGAAATTGCTGATGCTGAAGCAAGACTTTATGTTTATTTCACAAATCCTGTTGGGATTGGTGAGCATCCACAACACACAGAAGAGATGGATAATTTAGTTGGGCAGCTTACCGACGCAAAAGACAAGTTAGAAACTATAACAAATTTTAAAATTTACGAACTATAATGGCTATTAAAAAGAACGACTTTAGTTCACTAAAGAAAAAATTTTCCACATCTGCAAAATATAAACCACAAAGATTCTTTGATCTTGGTGCTCCCTTTTTAGATGCTGTTGGCTTACCTGGTCCTGCTATGGGACACATTAATATGTTCTTGGGTCATTCCGATACGGGAAAAACCACTGCGTTAGTTAAAACTGCAGTTGATGCACAGAAAAAAGGAATCCTTCCTGTGTTTATTATTACAGAACAGAAATGGTCATTTGAACACGCCAAACTAATGGGGTTTGAATGTGAAGAAGTTGTTGATACCGAAACAGGTGAATTAGAATGGGATGGTTTTTACATCTTCAATAACAACTTTGATTACATTGAACAAATTACTGATTACATTAATAGTCTATTAGATGCTCAAGAAAAGGGGGATTTAGATTATTCATTATGTATTATGTGGGACTCAGTTGGTTCGGTTCCTTGTAAAATGACTTATGAAGGTAAAGGTGGTAAACAACACAATGCAAGTGTTTTGGCCGACAAGATAGGTATGGGGATAAACCAACGTATTTCAGGTTCTCGTAAATCAGATTCTAAATATGAAAATACGCTTATCATTGTTAACCAACCTTGGGTTGAGTTACCTGATAATCCTTTTGGGCAACCTAAAATTAAAGCTAAAGGTGGTGAAGCTATTTGGTTAAATTCATCTTTAGTATTTTTATTTGGAAATCAAAAAGGAGCAGGAACTACAAAGATTACCGCAACAAAAGACAAACGAACTGTTAAGTTTGCATCAAGAACAAAAGTATCGGTAATGAAAAACCACATTAATGGGCTTGGATTTGAAGATGGTAAAATTATTGTAACACCACACGGGTTCTTACCAGGAAAAGAAACTTCCGAAGAAAAGGCATCTATTGAGCAATACAAAAAAGAATATGCCGAGTATTGGAAGGAAATTATCGGAGTTGATGGTGACTTCGATTTGAAAGCAGAAAAAGAAGAAGTAGAGTAGTAACAATTTAAAAGACGACGAGTGTCAAAAACATTATTGGTTGATGGGAACAATCTATTAAAGATTGGGTTTCATGGTGTGAGGGAGTTCTACAATGGAACGCAACACGTAGGTGGTATTTGGCATTTTCTAAATACTTTAAGAAAATTTTTAGAAGAAACAAACTTTAACAAAGTTGTAGTTTTTTGGGATAGTGATACAAGTTCATTACAACGTAGACTTATTTACCCAAAATATAAACTTAATAGAAAGTCGTCCGATAATGAACAAAAGAGGGATTCTTTTAACTTTCAAAAACAAAGAGTAAAACAATATCTTGAGGAGATGTTTGTAAGACAAATGGAGGTAGATCGTTCCGAAGCGGATGACTTAATTGCCTACTATTGTCATATATCATTAGATGAGGATAAAACAATATTTTCGAGTGATAGAGATCTTACACAACTTATATCTGATAAGGTTACAATTTACTCACCATCCACAAAACAATATTATAGAAATGGGGATACAATAAAGGTTTACGATGCCGAGATTCCCCACTATAATGTTAAAACCCTTAAGATAATTACTGGTGATGGTTCGGATAATATAGACGGGATATTCTATATGGGGGAAAAGACTTTGCTTAAATTTTTTCCTGAACTACTTGAAAAACCTGTAGAAATTACTGATATTTTATCAAAAGGGGAAAACCTATTAAAAGAAGAAAAAGGTAACAGTTCCTTACAAAATCTTTTAACGGGTAAAACTAAAGAAGGTATTTTTGGTGAAGAGTTTTATGTTATTAACAAAAAACTAATTGATTTGAGCGAACCGTTAATAACTGACGAAGGAAAAGAATTAGTTAACTTATATTACTCTGAGTCATTGGATCCTGACGGTAGAGGATATAAAAACCTAATTAGAATGATGATGGAAGACGGTTTGTTCAAGTACTTACCAAAAAATGATGAAAATTGGGTTTATTTTTTAAAACCATTTTTAAAACTAACCAGAAAAGAAAAAACAAAGTTTAAAAACAAAAAGTAAAACAAAAAAACATGAAAGAACAAAACGACATTACTAAAGTTGAATTCTTAATTACATTAAACAACAACTTTGTTGTTCAAAGATTTTTTAATGTTAAGGGTTTCAATGGAAAGGCAAAAAATAGTGTGGAACTTTTGAATTACATTAACGAATTATCTAACGACTTAAAAACAAAACTTAGAAATAAATGTGTTGTTTATATGTTAGAAAATCGTTTTCAAATTGAAGAGGATGCAAGTATTTTAGAAACATCAAATACTGATGGACCTGAGACCTTTAATATTATTTTAAAGTTAGGGAATGAGACAATTTGTCATAGAATTATAGATGCTAAAGTATACCCGCCTAAGGTAAGATATACGCTGGATGTACGACCATCAATAAAAAACATCTTAAGAGATTTAACTGACATTTTATCAGGTAAAAATTTATCTTACGAGTACTTAAATTATTCATTCGCCTAATAGTATTTATTAGAAAACAAAGAACAAATCATATAATATGTCAGACAAAAAAAACTTCGGATACTTAGGAAATACTTTTCAAAATCAATTAATAAATAACATTATTGTTTATAAAGATTTTTCAAATTCCATCATTGAAGTTATTGACCCACACTACTTTGATAATCAATATTTTCGTATCATTTGTCAAATGATTAAGGAGTATTACTCAAAGTATGAACATACCCCTACGTTTGACACTTTAGAACAACTAACTAAGTCGGAAATTACTTCCCCAATGGCTCAAAAGAGTATATTAGACACTCTTGACCAAGTTAAAAACGTTTCCGACGAAGGTTCAGTTTATGTACAAGAAAAGGCACTAAAGTTTTGTAAACAACAAGAACTACAAAAAGTAATGACTAAAGCTCAATCAATCATTGATAAAGGTGATTTTGAGAGTTACGATAGATTAGAAGAAATGGTTCGAGGGGCACTTCAAGTTGGTGAAACTGATAAAGGGACAACTGATGTGTTTTTTAACATTGATGAAGTTTTGGATGACGATTACAGACACCCTATTCCGATTGGTGTACCTGGTATTGACAACCTTTTAAAGGGTGGTTTAGCTAAAGGAGAAATTGGTGTAATTTTGGCACCTACTGGGGTAGGTAAATCAACATTTACTACTAAAATAGCCAATCACGCATTTAATTTAGGGTATAACGTACTTCAAATATTTTTTGAAGATAACCCAAAAATTATTCAAAGAAAACATTTTACACTTTGGACTGGTATCCATCCTGATGATATGTCTGAAAATAAAGATGAGGTTATGGAAAGGGTAAAACATATACAATCAACAATGAAAAATAAGTTGATTATGAAAAAGTTACCATCGGATACTGTTACTATGAATCAAATAAAGAATCAAGTAAGAAAAATGATGGCGGAAGGTACTAGAATTGATATGATTATTTTAGATTATATTGATTGTGTAGTTCCTGACAAAATGTTAGGTGATGAATGGAAAAGTGAGGGGTCTGTAATGCGTGGATTTGAGGCAATGTGTCATGAATTAGATATTGCAGGATGGACGGCAACACAAGGAAATCGTAATTCTATTTCATCAGATGTTGTAACAACAGACCAAATGGGTGGGTCAATTAAAAAGGCACAAGTTGGTCACGTAATAATTACCGTAGCCAAAAGCTTACAACAAAAAGAGATGAATTTGGCGACAATCGCAATTACCAAATCAAGAATTGGTAAAGATGGGATTGTTTTTGAAAACTGTAAATTTGATAACGGAATGTTAGAGATTGACACAGAACAAAGTATGACTTTCTTAGGTTTGGAAGAACAAAAAGAAGAAAGAAACAAAAACAGAATCAAAGAATTGCTTGAAAAGAAAAGGCAAAAACAACAAGAATCTTAAAAAAATAATTAAATTTACAAAATGGAAAAAATATTAGTAGAAAACCCTAATAGGTTTGTTATCTTCCCAATCGAACACAATGATATTTGGGAATATTACAAAATGCATCAGGCGGCTTTTTGGACCGCTGAAGAAGTAGATTTGACGAATGACATTAGAGACTGGGAAAATTTAACAGATAATGAAAAATATTTTATTAAAAATGTTTTATCTTTTTTCGCAGCATCAGATGGAATCGTAAACGAAAATTTGGCAGAGAACTTCTATCGTGAAGTACAATATCCCGAAGCTAAATTCTTTTATGGATTTCAATTAGCGATGGAAAACATCCACTCACTTATGTATTCGTTATTAATCGACACATACATCAATAATGCAAAGGAGAAGGATGAATGCTTCAACGCTATTGATAGATTACCTGCGGTACAGAAGAAAGCTAAATGGGCTTTAGATTGGATTGAAAACGCATCATTCCAAGAAAGATTAATTGCATTTGCGGCTGTTGAAGGTATTTTCTTTTCAGGTTCGTTCTGTTCTATTTTTTGGTTAAAATCAAGAGGAATTATGCAAGGTTTGTGTAATGCCAATTCTTTAATATTTAAAGATGAGAACTTACATTGTGATTTCGCAATCCACTTGTTAAACAACCATTGTGAAGACAAACCATCGGAAAAAAGAATTAAAGAGATTTTATTATCAGCACTTGAAATTGAAAAAGAGTTTATAACTGAGTCTTTACCAGTGTCATTGATTGGTATGAATTCAAACCTAATGAAACAATACTTAGAGTTTGTGGTTGACGGGCTTTTAGTTAAATTTGGATGTAGTAAAGAATTCAATGTGGAACAACCATTCAAATTCATGGAACAAATTGCCGTTGAAACCAAAGGTAATTTCTTTGAATCAAGAACAATGGAATACCAAAAGGCTAAACTTAACGAAACTATTTCATTTACAGACGATTTCTAATTAAACTAAATAATATGTCATTAAAAATAATTAAAAGAAATGGGGAAAGCGTTTCATTCAATCCCCAAAAAATTTATAACCGTGTTAAACGTGCTTCAAAAGGGTTAAGTGTAAATTCAGATGAAATATTCATAAAAGTAATTACATCAGTACCAACTGAGGGTGAAATAACTACAAAAGAGTTAGATAAACTTGTATATGAAATTGCTGCGGCATATACCGGTAGTCATCATGATTATTCACGATTAGCATCATCAGTTGCTATTTCATCTTATCATAAAGAAACTAATGATAGTTTTTCAGAAACTATGATGGTCTTATATAAAGATGGTATCATTAATGAAAAATTAATTGAAACTATTAAGTTATATGGTGAGGATACTATCGATGCTGTAATTAACCACGATAACGATTATAATTTTGATTATTTTGCTTGGCGTTCTTTACAAGAAATGTACTTGTTAAAAAGACCAACAGGTAAAGTAATCGAAAGACCACAACACATGTATATGAGAGTTGCGTTGTGGGTTACCGATGATTTTGTAAGTGCGGTCGAGTATTATAAATCATTATCAAATCAACTAATATCTAAGGCAACACCAATCATGATTAACGCAGGAACAAAAGTTCCTCAGTTAGCTTCGTGTGTATTACACTACAATAACTCAGACTCAAGAAAAGGATTGTTAGATACACTAAATGATATCTCAACATTTTCTTCAGATGCTGCTGGTATTGGGTTGTCTATGTCTAACATTCGTAGTAAAGAGAGTAGAATTTCATCATCAGGTGGATTCGCAGGTGGGTTATTGAAATACCTTAAAATTGTTAACGAATCATTAAGGTTCTTTAATCAACAAGGAAGACGACCTGGTTCTGCCGCAATTTACCTTGAACCTTGGCATAAAGATATCTTTGATTTATTGGACATTAAAAAGAATACAGGTGCAGAAGAATTAAGGGCTCGTGATTTATTTACTGCTCTTTGGTTACCTGACAACTTTATGAGGGCGGTTAAAAATAATGGTGATTGGTATTTGTTCTGTCCTAATGATATTAAGACTGCCGGCATCAAGGCATTACAAGAGTGTTATGGTGATGAGTATGAAGAAAACTATAACAAAGCAGTATTGATGGGATTGGGTAAAAAAGTTAAGGCACAAGACATATGGACTAAAGTTATTGAATCACAAGTTGAAACGGGAGTCCCTTATCTTTGTTCTAAAGATAGTGCCAACAGAAAAACTAATCACCAAAACATTGGGGTTATTAAACAGTCAAACCTTTGTAATGAAATTTACCAATATACCGATGAAGAGACTACCGCCATTTGTACGTTATCATCAATAGTATTAAAAAACTTTATCCAAAACGGTAAGTTTGACCATGAATTATTATTTACTGAAGTTCGTAAAGTTGTAAGAGCATTAAACAAAGTAATTGATATTAACAACTACTCAACACAAAAAGGGTTGAAAGGTGGTATGGAACAAAGAGCAATTGCTATTGGAACACAAGGTTTGGCCGATGTGTTTTATTTAATGGATTATATCTTTACATCAGAAGATGCTAAAAAATTAAATAAAGATATATTTGAAACAATCTATTACGCGGCAATTTATGAAAGTAACCAATTGTGTATAAATGGTAAGTATGATAAATACTCACATTTTAACGGGTCACCGATGTCTAATGGAGTATTCCAATTTGACATGTGGGGATTAGATGGGTCACAACTTTCAGGAATGTGGGATTGGGATAAATTGAAAAAAAGTGTTAGTGATTATGGTGTATGTAACTCTTTGTTTACCGCTCAAATGCCTGTCGCATCTTCAGCTAAAATTACAGGTTCATTTGAAATGACAGAACCAGCACATTCGGCATTATTTAATAGACGAGTTGTTGGTGGTGAGATTATGATAGTAAACAAATACCTTATTAATGATTTTGAAAAAATTGGTATTTGGTCAGAAGATTTAAAAAATGAAATTATTATGAACGAAGGGTCAATTCAAAATATTAATTTCAATAACTACTTAGATACTGAAGATAAACACTACAATAAAAAAGTTAAAAGAATAGAACACTTAATTCCTAAATATAAAACTATTTGGGAGATTTCACAAAGAGAATTAATCGATATGGCATCTGATAGAGCACCATTTATTGACCAATCACAATCAATGAATATCTATATGGCTAACCCAACTTTATCTAAGATTACTTCATCACATTTCCACTCGTGGGAGAAAGGTTTAAAAACTTTGTGTTATTATGTTAGGACTAAGGCGATTTCTACAGGAGCAAAACACTTAGCACTTGATATGAGTAAAAAAGAAAAACCTAAGAAAATTGAAACACCACAAATAGATTATTCTAATATGAATTTACCACCAAAACCAGATAATAGTGACTTTGATTGTTTTGGATGTTCATCCTAATATTAAATCCCAACTTGTTGGGATTTTTTGTTTAATATCTATTTATTGAAAAATTCACTCTATTATATTTATATAATATGGCAAATGGTATTACATATGGTTTAAGTTTTCCTTTTAGACAAAGTGTTAAAGGAGATTACGTACAGTTAACGGACACTTCTGATGACGAAATTCGTACAGATTTATTACATTTAATATTAACAAAAAAGGGTTCTAGATATTACTTACCTGATTTTGGTACTAGAATATATGAATTCATTTTTGAACCATTAGATGGTGAGACTTTTGATGGTATACGTTCAGATATTGAACAACAAGTTGCTAAGTACATACCTAATCTAACTATTAATAGTATAACCATAGAACCTTATGTTGAATCTGATGAAGCGGCAGGGCAATTGGATTATGAATTATTAGGTCAGGCCAGTATATATAGAATACCAGGTGCTAATACACAAGAATACACCGCAAAATTAAAAATAGACTATACCGACGAAAATAAAGCATTCGGAAGTAGGGAGTTTGTGATAATAAACATTTAAATATGGCAAATAAAAAAATTAATTATACCGAAAGGGATTTTGAAGGTATAAGACAGGAGTTAATAAATTATACAAAACAATATTATCCTGAGTTAGTACAAAATTTTAACGACGCTTCTGTTTTTTCTGTACTAATGGATTTAAATGCTGCGGTTGCGGATAATTTACATTTCCATATCGATAGAAGTATACAAGAAACTGTACTTCAGTACGCACAACAAAGGTCTTCTATTTTTAATATTGCTAGAACTTATGGTTTAAAAATACCGGGGTATAGACCATCGGTTGCGGTTATCGACATCTCAATAACAGTACCACCTTTAGGTGATAGTGAAGATTTTAGGTACTTAGGAATCTTAAGAGCGGGTTCACAATTTAATGGTGGAGGGACAACATTTGAAACCGTTTATGATATTGATTTTAGTACTCAGTATAATTCTGAAGGGTTTGTTAATAGAACAAAAATACCAACATTTGATAATAATAATAAAATTATAAATTACGTTATCACAAAAAGAGAGGTTGTAGTTAATGGAACAACTAAAGTATTTAAAAGAGTTATTAATCCATCAGACGTAGTCCCATTCTTTAATTTCTTTTTACCTGAGAGAAATGTTTTAGGTGTCACATCAATAATACAAAAAGAAGGGTCAACATACCCATCTGTACCTTCATATTCTGAATTTGTAACATCGACAAATAAATGGTATGAAGTTGACGCATTGGCGGAAGACACCGTTTTTATTGAAGACACCACAAAACCAACAGATAATGCGGGGATTAAGGTTGGGAAATATATAAAAACAGAAAATAGATTTATAACTGAATACACCCCAGAAGGATTTTTAAAAATACAATTTGGTGGTGGTACCACAACACCACAACAACAACTAAATGATTTTGCTAAGAACGGTATTAAATTAGATTTAGGTAACTATCAAAATAATATTGGATTAGGATTAACGGTTCAACCAAACACCACAATTTACGTACAATATAGAATAGGTGGTGGATTGGCTTCCAATGTTGGTGTTGGGGTAATAAATCAAGTAGGTACTGTAGAGTTCGCAATAAATGGGCCGTCAAGTACTATAAACAACAATGTATTACAATCTTTGGCTGCCAACAACGTAACGGCAGCTATTGGTGGGTCTAATCCACCATCTACTGAAGAGGTTAGAAATATGGTATCTTTTAATTTTGCAGCACAAAAAAGAGCGGTAACTGTAAATGATTATAAATCTATTATAGACACAATGCCCGGTAAGTTTGGTGCACCTGCTAAAGTTGCTATTACCGAAAATAATAACAAAATTACAATACAGATTCTTTCATATGACGATACGGGTAAATTAACACAAGTCGTATCTAATAATTTAAAAAGTAACTTGGCAACTTATCTGTCTAAGTTTAGAATGATTAACGATTACATATCAATTGATGTTGCTAAAGTTATTGACCTCGAGTTCGATATTTACGTTGTTTTAGAGTCAGATAGAAACCAAGGGCAAGTTATCACTGAAGTGATTAATCAAATTTCAAACTACATGGCTCCTGAAAACAGGGAGTTAGGTCAAAATGTTAATGTCTCTGATGTTAGAAGATTGATTCAAAACACTGCTGGTGTTTCCACACTTTCAGACTTAAAAGTTTATAATAAAGTTGGGGGTCAATACTCGTCATCACAGACTTCACAAAGATATGTTGACAAAGTTACAAGAGAGATACAATTAATAGACGACACAATATACGCTGAACCAACACAGATATATCAAGTTAGATTTAATAATAGAGATATAAAGGTAAGTGTTAAAAACCTTAAAACGGTAGACTTCTCATAAGATTCTTTATTTTATAATGTTATGTCTTATTTTTTAAAATGAGGAACATAACTATTTATTTTTAAAAGATTAATGACCAAAAGTTATCGAATAAGAACCCAACCGGGAGTAGACAAAAATATAAGAATAAACGTAAATCAAGATTTTGATTTTTTGGAAATTTTATCCTTAAAATTAAAACAAGAAGACGTATATACCAGATTTTGTGCCGATTATGGTGTTGTTGCCGGAAGAGTTATAGTTAATGGTGGGTATGGAGTACCTAATGCTAATGTATCCATTTTTATACCATTAGACGCTATTGATGAAAATGATCCAGTAATATCCACATTATATCCATACAAAGCTGTCGACCAAAAAAATGAAGACGGTTATCGTTATAATCTTTTACCTTATAGACAAGAATATGCAGGTCACACCCCTACTGGTACTTTTCCAGATAGAGAAGATATATTAACAAGACGTGAAGTTTTAGAAGTTTACGAAAAATACTATAAGTATACTGTAAAAACAAATGAGAGTGGTGACTTTATGATTATTGGGGCACCTTTAGGGATTCAAACTTTAGTTTTAGATTTGGACCTATCCAATATTGGATGTTTTTCGTTGAGACCCGCAGATTTTATTAGGGCTGGATTGGCAGGACCCGAACAATTTAACGGAGACCAATTTAAATCCTCAACTGATTTGGGGTCACTTCCACAATTAGTTAACATTAAAAATGATATAGACGTAACATCTTTTTGGGGTGAAACTGATTTGTGTAATATTGGTATCACTAGATCTGATTTTGACCTTAGAGATTTTGGTATTGATATTAAACCACACGCAGTTTTTATGGGTTCCATTTTCTCAACCGCAGATGAAGATTTTTTAAAAACTAACTGTAAACCTAAAAAAGACTCAGGTAACTTATGTGACTTAGTTACGGCATCTGGAACAATACAATCGATTAGACAAACCATAAATTACGATGGTAATGGAAGACCAATATTAGAACAATTCTCTCTTCCTGAGGGTGGTAAAATAATAGATGATAATGGTACTTGGTTAACTGAAGTCCCGATGAACTTAGATTACGTAACGACAAATGAATTTGGAGAGCAAGTATTATCTAATGACCCATCGGTTGGTATTCCAACTAAAGGTAGATATAGGTTTAGAATACAATACCAAAATGAAGATGGGTTAAGAAGTGACGTACTAAGAGCGGATTATTTAGTACCTAATGTTAAAGAATGGGGGTGGACAGGAACCAATCCACCTGCGGGGTCTTCTGCCCAACTTAAATCGTATGCCTTTAGTTTAGATTGGAATGATTACGGAGATACTGGTACTACGATTGGTCAACAGATGATAACTGAGGCTATTAATTGTGAGGACAGATTTTATGAATTAAATTTTAATAAAGTTTATACCATTGCTAATTTTTTAGATAGATGGAAATGGGGGTATAATAGAAGTAGACATTTGGGTATTAAAGAGATTACTAATAGAACATGTACCACAACAACAAATAGATTTCCTGTTAATGATGGTGTAAGAAATTTTGATTTTATATATTTCTTATTTAATTTACTCGTTACTATTTTTACCCCTGTATTTGTTGCTATAATACCTGTTTTACATTTACTTGCACTTGTGTGGCCAATTTTAAAATGGGTTATTGCTATAGTACTACCTGGTTTATTATTATTCTTTGCGATTCAATATGGTATCGCCGCGTTTGCCGCCTTTCCGGCGGTTGGTTTAATAGTCTTGTACGCGGCAGTTGCAATAATTTTGGCGGCCGCGGCGACATTATTTGCAATTAAAGTATCTCCTATGTTAACCAAGTTTAAGTTTAAAGGGTTAAATCTACCTATGATGTCTTACCCTGATTGTGAATCTTGTCCTTGTGATGTACCTGATTTAGAGACAGATGAAGTACAAGGTAATTTATTTGGAGGGGGAGGTAACCAAAGTACTAAAATTGGTAAATATACAGTGAATAGTAGAACTAGTGGTTCAATACTTGCGGACATTAATTCAAATACATTCTACTTAAATGCAGTTAATTTTAATAATTGTAATTTTAATAATGATAACCAAATACACCAATCTGCGTATAGTAATCCACAACCTGTTGGTCCTACTTATTTTTGTTATTTAGACCCTGAAGATTATTTTGGATCGGATAATAAAAAAAATCAAAAGTATCAGGCAGATGCTTATGGTATTAGATATGGTATTGCTGGATACCCTACTTCACCTGAAATTGGTTTACCAATAGTCGCTGATTTAACCGATACCAAATACTTACAACAAAGAGATGTACCATACGCACAGTCTTTAAATTTAGCAAATGTTAAGTCTAGATATTTTGATACTACTGCGTCAAACAGAATTACAACAAAAATAAATGGTAATAATCCACTTGTAAGGGATAATGTAATGATATTACTTGTTGACCAAAATACCGCAAGTCAATTATCATCAGGAACTATTGTTACTTTCCACGACACTTCAAATTTAAATGATATAAACCTAACAGGATTAACCGTACAAAATCAATTTGGGTCTAATTCAATTACGGGGTCTAGTGTAACAGGATTTACTCAAATACCAATAACATTTGCAAATCCTTCTAACGGAGCACCACAAACTGTGAATGTGTCCATTTCAGGAAGTACCTCTGAAAAAGAATATTTGGCTAAAACAGGTGTTGAGTATTTTCAAGTAATTACCGGTATGACAACATATAATGCTGATTTATTAGCATCAGGTATAAAAATATCAACAACACCAAATCCTAATAACCATGGGGATACGTCAAACTTACTTAGAAAATATATCCTGAATAAAAGACAACAAATTAGATATCGTGATGGTAATAATAATCAACAAACTGAATTAATTAATCCATTAACAGTAATAGGTGATAGTTGGAAGAACTTAGAATTAATATTTTTAGTAAGAGGCGTTGATTTATACACTGAAAAACAAACAATAGAATATGACCTATCTACAATATTTGGAACAACAATAAAAGTTTCAGGTAGTTTTTATATGAACAGACCAATCCAACCTAACTCAGGGTCTGGATTATGGTATACTAACGCAAAAACTCCCGAATCACATGATGTTGGATACTCATCACAATATTTATATCACCAGCCTTTTAATTTCCAAGTAGATAACACACAGTTTAGTTCTGTGACATCTACAACAATAAAATATTATTCATCACTAGATAAATCTATAGGTGCGGGTTATACTCCGTCAGGTGGTTTGGGTATTGGTGTATATACTGGTGGTAATATTATAGATGACAGTGGAGACCCTCAACAAACACTAAGATTTTATGGGTCAACATATCAAGGTAATGTTGAAGGCGGGTCATTATTAGCTACGACTCAGTCCACAACAGGAACATTTAGTTCATTAGGTAACTACAACGGTAGGAATTATTCACCGGCTTACCATATAACTAATTCCGCTCTTTTTGTGACTATTTCAGGACCTAACCCTAAATTAGTGATGAGGTCAGATAGGTTACCAACTTCAGATAAAACCCAAGTTTTTGGTACAATATCACATTTACTACATCAAAACGATAACTTTGGAATTTATTTATATAATGATGGGGGGGCTTCCTCATTGTTTGCAAATCAAGCAACCGATACTTCAAACAACGCTCAGGACTTTGGGCCTGATGGTGCACCTACACAAGCAAGTAGTGTTTTGTCAACCTTTGATTGTGCGGGAATGGTGCCATTAAAATGTTATGAAATAGACCCTGTCACAAATAGTTTCACCGTTGAAACACCATGTCCTGATAACGAGAATCCGGTAAGGGTAAAATCTGGCTGTTACCAATTTATTCAAAAACCATATCTTGTTGGTATAGGTAAAGATTTACAAAATTTTTCAGAATGGAAATCAAGATTTAGAATGATGTTTGGTGCGTGTCGAGGAATATTCTCTCACGTATTCCAAAACAATTGGGTTAACGGTAGTTTATATATGTTCTCATTTAAAAAACAGACAACATTAAATCTACCAGGACAACCAAAAAAATATAAATTTTGCGGTACATATGAATCAACAACAAGACCTGGACAAGGGCCTATTTTTTATACTTCAGGGTCAACTAATTCTTTTTTCTATAGATCCACACCATACAATGGTACAGATTTTATAGGACAAATACCTAAACAAGGTACCTTCTTAAACCCATCAATACAACCTGTAGATTTTGATGGAATTAATGATAGAAATTTAATGTTCCCTACCACAATAATGGATATGGGACCTAGAGATGAATTTACTAAAGAAATATGTACAAGCCCTGATTTTGAAGGTTACATTATCGATACGATTAAATCCACCTCATTTAATGACACTTCTGACTTATTACAATTGTTCATAATTTCTAGATTAATTAATACTAACTTCCTCGGTGCTATTTTAGGTTTGGGGGATGCTTCTATAAATAAAATGTTTTCTAGAACTTCAGACAGATTGGATGGTGATATTACACAATTATTTAGTATTAATAGTGAATATGGGGTTGCTGGATTTAGTGAAGATGAGTATGATGGTGCGGGAGACATATACATTGCAACATCAGGACCTGCAACTATGGGAGTATTTTTTACATCAAACACCGAAAATAGAATTGTAGTTACACCAGGGGTAACAACTTTTACACCACAGTTAACTAACTTTTACGGGTATCCTAAAACTCAAGAGGTACCATTTTACCAATGGCAATTGACACAACAAAGCGTACCAACAATTTTTGGGTCAGACACGAATGAATGGAATACAAATATAATTGGTTCAGGATTTTACTCTGAAAAATATCAAGCATTAAGTTTTAAACAAGCACCACTATCGCAGTACTTTAATAATTTAAATACAGGGCAAAGAGGGTTTATATACAATTCAAATGCAACAGGAACTGATGAGACATTCCCTGCTGGACAATCCAATAGCTTTTTAGTTGGTGCCCCTTACCATTTTTATTTTGGTCTAAACAAAGGTAAATCCGCAATAAGTAGATATATCACAAAATACATATTAAATCAAGATGTCTAACGAAAACGAAATATTAATAGTATTAGGGTCCAAAAGGTTTGCATCTAATAGTAATAAAGATGTTTGGATTCAACCACCATTAATCGGTGATAGAAGAACTATGGTTGAGGGTGATAGGTCAGTAACTTTAAACTTAGTCGAACAATTTAATACGGAACGACAAGAAAGTGATACATTCAGATTGTCAGGTAAAATAGTAAATATATTTAATAATACGGTAAGTGGTAAAACAACTTATACTCCATACAGAAACATTTTATATTATACAAATGCTATTGCAAACGCTACGGCCAATATCCCACCAAACCCATCAGTTGCTTGGGAAGGTTACCCACAATTTGATGAGTTCACTATGGTTAGAGATTCTTCAGTTAACGGACATAGAACATTTATTCCAAAAAGTTCAACAACTTATAATTGGTCGATATATGCGTCTTATGCGTACAGTAGCGATACCCAACAACAAATGGCTTACACTAATGAAGACTACAATGTTACTAATAATTTTGTTGTTTCTGATGGTATACCTTTTGTGATGGATACATCACAATTTAATGGTAAAAATTTAGTTTACTTTAACTGTGGTACCAAACATAATTTAACACCAGGGGAATGGGTAGAATTAAATATACCATCAAACCCAACTGGGTTAGGAGGTCAGTTGGTTTTTCAAGTATATGATTTAGGTAACGGTATTTACGGGTCTGAAGAAAATGTTTTTAGTATTTATAATCTTAAGTTTCCAGTTTCTCAAACAACTACAGGTACATTTGGCACCTTTAAAAGAATTGGAAACATCCAAAATAGCGGTGAAACTAAATCTATATATTATGTTAGATTACATAAAATTTTAACAAATATAGAAGACTGTAATATTGTGCAAGGGGGATTTGAGAATAGTCCTTTTTATAAAAAAACTAAATTGGAATACTCTGCACTGACACCAAATCAAGTACAAAGAGTTTCAACTAAAGAGGGTAGTAAGACTTTTTCATATACTTTTAATAGAGACATATTAATAAATGGATTAAAAGATAATAATGGAAAACCAGTTACTGAACTTTTTGTTACAATGATAGAAAGAGGGTATATGGGTTGGTTTAACCCGCCGGCAATAACTCAAACAGGTTCACAAACAGGATTAGATATTGGGTGGGGGTTTAATTTTTTAAAAAACTCAATAGATACTTGGTGGGACCACAACTCTACGGTTAATAAAGATAACATACCTTTAGGTTCTTATGAACAACCAGCAGGTAGCGGACAATTTTTTTATTACAATGATTTTTTAAAAATAGGCGATGTAATAAAAGGGGATTTTTGTGAATACAATTACGTAGAACAAAAAGAGTATGTTATTTCACCAATGTATCATAAGTACTCATTTAATTCTAATTATTTTTACGATAACTCAACGGTTAATTACCCAAGTGGTTACGGTTACGAACCACACACATCAGTACCTATTAGGGTTTTTAGTGATTATCTTGAGTACGGGTCTAAAGATAGTGTGGATAATATTCCTGTTTATGCTTGGTATTCAGAATATAACGATACATTTATTTGGCGAGATATATACACATACGGATATGTTGACGGGGATAATTTAGGGGTCGATTACCCATTTGTTAATGGTGCTCATTACCCATTCAGTTCTATATTATTCTTACAAAAACCAATACAAAGAACTGATAAAGTTAATACTAATCTAATAAACCAACCAATCAACGATAATTGTGAATAATAACTATTATAGATTTTCATTAAACGTATCCGATAAGGATATAATAATACCCGTTGAAATAACCTTTGACCAAGAAGGTAGAGAGCAAGGTGTTGAAGAATATGAAAGTGAAGTTTTAGAAAGGGTTATAAATGGTGTTGATGACTTTGAAATATCAAAATTTGCGCACGCCCCTTGGGACACTAATAATGATGTGACACAAGTACACTACCAATTTAATTTTTTTAACCCAAATACCACAACGGATTTTATAAATAACCCACCCACGATTACGGATTGGTTGGACGACTATCAATATGCGACATTTACTGATAGTGAAATTTATTATTTCTCAAATTCATTTAAAGGTAGTTTTTTTAAATTAGATTTTTACGATAGTAAAACTAATGAAAACCAAAAAATACTTTTCTCAGTCGTATTACCAACTCAACAAGGATTAAAAGAACCTGGGTTTATTGGTCCACAGTTTAATCAAACTACAGTTCAAGTAAAAAAACCAAAATACATTTTAGACTATACTGGTCAAGATAAAGAAGGGTTTTTCTACTATTGGTTAAAAAATCCTGATTATTTAAATCAAACTACATTTTACATGTCTTGTAAATTCTTTAACGCAAAAAAAGGTCAATTTATTAGAATGATGAATAAACCACAATCAACATTAACTGGTGCTGGTGTATACAATTTTGATAAAGAATCATTTTTTTATTACAAAGTAATGTTTGACCAAACTAATTATGAGTATAAAGTCTATGAAGAAAGTACAGGACTACGAGTTGGAGTTGGTCCTTTAGCCTCTGAAGCTATAATTTGGTATGAATATGTTAACCCATAATGGAATCTGAAAAATTTAGTGTATTAATATCCCCTGAAGTTATATCTTCAGATCTTGTTGGGTTTGTTTATACCGCATCAACTAGTGATGGTAATATCAGTCAACCTGGATATGTGTATTCAGGAATGTCCTACATATTAAGTGGAGGAACAAATGGAGATTCTTTACTCACGGGATTAACAATGCCTCTATTATTTACTCAAACTTATAATGATATTGGATTTTATTCTGAGTTTGATGGACTTATGGTACAAAAAGATATTGTTACAAATTTTCTTTATTCAGGAAATAGTACCACAAATTTAAATTCAGTTACTTTGTATAATACTTCTGGTGATTACACTGTTAGTTATTTAGATTTCACTACATATATTGTTGATTGGGGTGACGGATCTCCAACTCAACAATTAACTACAACATCATTAACACACACATATTTAGTTAATAGTGGTTACACAATAACTTTATCAGGGTCAAACCCATGGGGTGTAACAGTAATTCAAAAACCAATAACAATACCATTACAATCGGTAACAATACCAAACCCAAGTGGTAATATTGTATTTACACCACAACAAGGTAATTGGGCTAATATCCCTATCTCATATAATTACATTTATGATTTAGACTCAAATAATACGGTGGCTTATCAAGTATCTAGTAACTGGGCTACCGTTCCATTTGCTGTCCAAGGTTATACAAAATCAAGATTACAAGATTTAAAAAGATGGGGACCTGTACCATATACCATTGGGTATGTGTTTAATAAAAACGGACAAGTTTTTGGACAAGTGAATTCAATAACCAACGACGTTACTGGGTACACTATTAATAATGTTGATTATTACGATTTAATAAATGGAAAAACATTGTATGTTATTAATAGTAGTGGTCTAACTCCTAATGATATTATTGCATCTGCAATTACAAAAAATGAATATTTATTGGATTTTGTAATGGCTCCTGAAATACAAACAGACATTTATGTTGAAAGGGGTAAATATTCGGCATTTGAGGCTTTACAAAGATTGGGTGAGGTTGATAATATTGGAGACATGGTTAGTTATGGGTATGGATTCTTCAAAATTAATACGACATAAAAAATAAGATAAACTATTTATAAAATAAAACATGGCACTTGGAACATATGGTATTGTAAGACCTGCAGATGTATCACCTGATGATGTTGATGTGATATTACATTATACTGCATCTAGAGACGTTACAGATAATTTTTTATTAAAAAAATTAAATGCTAAAAGTATTTTAACACCGTATTTTCATAATGGTGAAACTGGTGGTAACGCTAATGTTGAAATACTTGGTGGTTTATATAATTTAAAATTACCGGCATCAGAATTTAATAAAAAAGGAATTTATACTGTTTATATAAGACCTGCTGAGATTAGAACTACAATTACGGATTGTGGAGTACTTTCGGCATTACCAAACGTTAAAGGGATAATTATTAACATTAACGACGTACCATCAGTCTTTAGAAATAAATTCACAAATCAAGGTTTGGTAGGATTTAGAGTGGAATACTTAAACCAAGATGGGACAAAAATACCTAATTTTTATAGAATAGTTACGTCATCTTTCTTTTGTGAACCAGTAGTGACCGAACAAGTTAATTCATCACAAAAAAATATTAGATATAGATATGTTGATGGAGGTAGCGATTTAATTTTTTGTACTTTATCACCATCGTCATCACCAACAAACAAACCAAACGCAACTCCATTTATTGGTCAACCAAACCAAAGTATTATAGTTACAAATACTTTTTTCAATCCAATCACTATTGATATTCAAATGGCTGATTATGATTTAGATACTATTGCGATAGCTCTTTATGGTAATCAAACTAAGAGTATTGAGGATGGTATATATACATTGTACGACAGTGCTGGTAATATATACAAACAATACAACTTGTTTGAGGTTAGAGATAACTTTAATGAGTTATTGTATGAGGTTAGACAGGATAGGGGTAATAACATAGATTTTAGTAAAAACTTTACAAATATTATTACTTAATGGCTAATAAAATATTTTTTCCTCCTGGTGGTGTCAAAACATTTTCTGACAATTTAGTTGGTTTACAACTAACTGACGGTGGTGGGCTTACGCAAGGTAATTTTGAATTTACAACGGCAATATATGAAAAATCTAATAGGAAGTTTGATACTGGTATATTTTCAGATTTTTACACATTAGATAATTTAAAAATAGATAATATTGAACAAGTTAAACGTGTAATACAAAAAAACTTTACAGTATATCCTAATTTTGATATTTCTGAAATAACAAGTTTTTCATTATATGGTTCACTAGCTAAAAGACTTTCGGCATCGGCGATTAAAGTTATTAATAACTTTCCTGCTGGTTTAGAAATATTAAATAGACAAGTAAGTGGTTTATTTACAGGTGAGACGGCTTCAAATATTTCATATGATTCAAAAAACGATGAAACCACTTTTGAAGTTAATACTTCTTTAATAAGAAACCCATTTGAAATAGATTATTCAGTAAATTCTGCCAGAAACATTCAGGTTAGGCCTTATCCTGTTAGTGCGTATAGGGACCTAACTAATAATTTTGAATCTTATTCTTTATATTTTTACAATTTTTTAGAAGAATATCCATTAACGGATTTTGTCCCTACACAAACAATGTCTGGGGGAACACTAACATTCACTGTAAAAGGTGACCCATTTTCAGGTAGTAGTGCATCTACTAGAGTTTTAATTATTAAACCAAATAATACTAAAACCGAAGAAATTTTTGACGAATCGTTTGATGAGGTTGAAGATTTTCTTTTAAATAGAAATATCAGTCCAAAATATACGGCTGTGTTTTCATATCCCGATTATGATTCTGATGGTAGATATACTCTATATAATAAATCAGTTACTTGGCCATTAAACCAATATTGGAACTTAGACATTAATAGTTCTGCCTTTGATACGTATTTGGCTGAATTACAAAGAATTTCAGATATATTAGATACTTACAAAACAAATTTAATAAGTAGATTTTTAATCACGGGGGCTTTTAAAGAATTTGATACTTCTGACCAAAAAATTGAAAAAGTATTACAGATATATGGTAGGAGTTTTGATGAGGTTAAAAAGTTTATAGATGCTTTGGCAAATATGAACTCTGTGAATTACATTGTTGGAAACGACATACCATCACAATTATTATCTAACTTATCCGCAACTTTAGGTATTGACCCTAATATTTCACCAATTACAAATGAGTCTTTTCTAACTTCAGTTTTTAACCCTAATTCTAAACAAATTTATCCAGGTCAGAATAAACCTAACACTCCCGTTGAGTTAAATTATGAGTACTATAGAAATTTAATATTGAACTCAGCATATATGTTTAAAACTAAGGGGACTAGAAAATCTTTAGAATATGTGATGAGATTTATTGGTGCTCCCGAAGCGTTACTTGAATTTAATGAGGTTATATATGTTGCTGACACAAAAGTAAACATGGATAAATTCGATGTTCAATACGCTAAAATATCTGGAGGAACGCAATACATTGAATTACCCGCATTAGATAACACAAACACATTTAGTATTCAAGGTGTTACATATACTGGATACACTACAAACGGCTTTATTAGTAGAGTAGAAACTACTTTAACTGACTATGGTATTGATTCTGATGGATACCCAATGAGTCCGACACCTACCGATACTAATTTTTATCAGACAGGTGCTGGTTGGTTTGAACAGACACCTAAACATAGGTCTCCAGAAGTGGCTGATGATGCGAACTCTTCTTTTAACCCTAGTAACCCTTATTTAATTACTAGTTTAAAACCCTTTACGTTTGGTCAAGAATACATGGATAAATTTAGAAAGTTCCCAAATATGAATGTTGGGTATACTTTAACTAAAGTTTATGATAATCAAAAATCTTGGGCATCAAACGACATCGGAAATAGAAAAGACGGGGTAAACACTAATGGGGTAAATTACACTGTAAGTGATGATAAATTAGTAATTAATTCAAAAAATATTGAATTATATATGAATATGGGACAAGGTATCACTTATGATATTTGGGATATGTCTGTTAAATACGATTACCCAATACCGAATAGTGGATTAACTGCACCTTATCCATATCCTGGAAATGTTGATTGGACATTTATAAATCCAAAACCTAAGGAAAAAACATTCTTTGAATTTGCTCAAGATTTTTATAATAACTTTATCAATGTAAGAAATAGGCAAACAATATTTGATGGTAAAACCGGAGGATACCCAACATTACAATCAGTATTTTGGAGATATTTACAATCTGAAGAAACTGTCGGGATTCCTTCTAATAAGTTTACGTATCAAAAAATGATAGACTATACATTAGGTATAGGGGATTATTGGCAGAGATTATTGGAGCAAGTGGTTCCAGGAACAACTCTATGGTTAACGGGTCAAAAAATGGAAAATACCATTTTTCATAGACAAAAATTTGTATGGAGAAGACAAAGAGGATGTTCTTTCATACCTGTTACTTGTATACCTTGTAAATATAACGGACAACCATTCGCATACGACTGTATAGACCAAACTTTACAATGTCAGTTACAGGGAACCCCTTCTGATATGTTACAGAGTTTGTTAGGTAACTTATTATTAACTAGTGGGTATACTCAAACACAGTGTGACTTAAATAGTATTGTATCTACTTGGTATGTTGATTGTAGATTAGACACCCAAGTCTTGGTTCAAGAACAATTTTATACGGGATATGGTTTAGGCGACGTACCAACACCCGCACAAGTATTATCAGCAATAGACCAAAAGTTAGAAACATTATACCAACATGGACTTAATTATTATTTTGCAGGAAATACTTTAATTGTAAGTAATTCTACTTGCTACGATGACTTTACTAATAGTATTTTGTCATTAAATATTGGAATAAACATTCAAATTAATTGTAACTAATGGCTTGTGTATCGGGATTAACTAATGGTGTTTATAGTTATGTTGATTGTTGTGGTGTAACAGTATACGGAGCTTCCGTTGGGGAGAGTATTTGTTTAGATGAAACATATACAGGTTCTTCTTACGGTGTTTATATTGCGACAGGACAAACTTGTTCACAAAATTGTATACAAGGACCTTTAGATTATAGTTTTTCAGTTACTGGAACTTGTTCAGCAACAACAGGGTCCGTAATATTTTCCCCAACAGGTGGGGTTCCACCGTATACTATAGATAATATAATACCTGGAACTGTTAGTGCTCAAACAAGTTCAAACCCAATAACTTTTACAGGTTTAACGGGTGGTACTTATGTTTTTAGATTAAATGACACACTAGGGTTACAAAACAACGAACTCTATATTAATGTGGCGATAACACCATGTTTTGAAGGTAGAGTTATTAATGCTAGTGGAACAACTTGTGGTGACAGTAATGGATTTTTACAAGTAAGTGCATCTACAACAGGTGCTCCTTACACAATTTTATTTTACCAAAATAATACATTATTAAGTGTAGATACAACAAATACATTACCTTATGATTATAATGGGTTATCTAGTGGTATATATTATGCAACAATCATAGATAATGGTGGTACTACTGCGAATACTGAAAATGCGGTTATAAGTGCTAGTACTGACGTTAATTTTGGTTTTTGGAAAGTTAACACATCTAATTGTGTTTTAACTACGGGTAAATTAGCCGTTACAGGTATAACAGGTACCGGACCTTACACATACCTTTGGAGTAACAATCAAACAACTCAAGTCATAACAGGATTAACTCAAGGAGTGTATTCTTGTACTGTTACCGATAGTTTGGGGTGTTCTACGACTTTATCAGAAACCGTAGGTGTTGCTGACCCAATAGGGTTAGGACTTTTAACTGCCACACAACCTACTTGTTTTTCTTCTGATGGTGCACTTAATTTTGTTTTAACTGGCGGAACAGTACCTTTTTATTTTTCAGGTACGTCGGGTCAGGTGGGGTATACTTTATCTAATAATTTTTCACTAACGGGTTTATCTTCTGGTATCTATAGTGTTTTGGTTAGAGATGCTAACTTTTGTGAGTATATTGTTAGTGGGTCATTAAGCCCAACAAATGGGTTTAGTGTGGTTAATACTAATGTAACCAATTCTAATTGTAACCAACAAAACGGGTCAATTGGCGTTACAATTGCCGGATTAGGTGGATTCTACACTTATAGTTTATCGGGACAAACTAATGGGTTAGTTTATAATAATACTAGTCAAAACCAAACTTATACATTTAGTAATTTATCTAATGATACCTATAGTTTAACGATATCTGCGACAGGTACTAATTGTGTTTATACGACAAATGTTAATGTATCATCTAATCAAAAATTTTCAATAAGTGCGTCAACAACAGGGTCAACTTGTGGACAATCAAATGGTAATGTGTTGGTAACTGTAGGTACTGGATACACGTCACCTTTAGATTACGTATTAAGTAATGGTAATACCATTATAGACTCACCACTAAGTGCGATTACCTATAATAATTTACCTGCCGGTACATACACAATAACTGTTACCGATTATGATGGTTGTTCTGTTAGTTCAGGATTCACAGTTAATACAGGCGGGTCTTTAACCTCATCATTATCTACGACAAATTGTACGGGTAGTAATGATGGGACCGCAAGTGTTGTTATATTTGCCGGCGAACCACCATTTACATATGTTTGGTCAGATGGACAAACAGGGTCAACTGCGTCAAGTTTATCTGCCGGCACATATTCAGTTGTTGTTACAGACGCATCAGGATGTACTAATACCCAATATGCGACAATAACTTGTTTAGGAACTAATGTCACATCTTATGAGTTATACACTATTTGTAAAAATACATTTACAACAACATCGGGTAATCAAAGAGGTATAAGTGAAATGTTAAACGAAGGATTTATCGATATTACATCAGGTTATACCAATTGTATTTTTAATTCTGCCGAATTAACTTGTGAAATTACAATTAATGGTTCGGCATTTACTGAAACATTTTATACCGCAACAACATTAAATGATATACCACAAGACACTCTTTGGCAATCAACAATTGAGGGTATTCTTTCAGGAATAACAGATATTGACACTTATCAAATAAACTTAACGGATAACACACTAACCATAACATCAACTTGTAGTGGTGATTATGATCCGCTTTCCGATGCGGATTTTTCACTAGGTTTAAGTATTGTCTATGATGTAGTCTGTGGAGTATAATGCCATACCAAGTAACAATATCAGGAATTACAGGAGGAACTCCACCATATACTTTATATGTTTGTGATGAATATGGTAATAATTGTCAATTACTAGGGTCAACAGGAGGAACATTTGTACTATCATCACTATTTCAAACGGCAGATACTTTGATGTTCAAAATTGTTGATTCCACTTTATGTGAATATTTTGAAATAGTAAGTTGCCCTCCTGAGTATTTATTACAAGAGAACGGATTTTATATATTACAAGAAGACGGTTTTAGAATATATTTATAATTATGGATTTAAGAATTTCACAACTACCTTTTGTCACTTCAGGGGCACCAAATTCAATACTAGCTATTGTAGATTATAGTAGTGCCACAACTGGTGTAACAAGTGCAATTTATTTTTCATCTGTCACCGCAAATCTTTCAGGGGCAACTGGAACATCAGGAACTAACGGTACTTCTGGTACAAACGGAACATCAGGAACCAATGGTACTTCTGGCACAAACGGAACATCGGGAACTAACGGTACTAGTGGTAGTTCGGGAACCTCACCAACAAGTCCATACTCTTATGTGTATGGATTATACACACAGACAGGTAATTCTACTACCGTTTCTGGAACAACAAGTGAAACCACTATAGTTGGAGAGGGTAGTGGTACGTTAAATGTGCCGGCAAATGGGTTTACCGCAGGTAGTTCTTTTAGCGCACTGATGGTTGGTCACATGGGAGCCAACAACAACGATGATTTAACTATTAGAATAAAGACTAATTCAGTTACTTTAGCGAGTATTGGACCAATGAATTTATCTTCGGCAACTAATAAACATTTTAAATTGGATGTGTATTTTACAATAAGGACAACAGGCACTACTGGTGTTGCATCCATAATGACAGGAGGAAATTTTGAATACTCTAAGGACGCAAGTTCTGCGTTTGAACAATTCAATTTTACAGAACTCAATAATACTACATTTGATACAACAATTTCAAATACATTAAATATTACCGCTCAGTTTGATAGCACTAATGCTTCCAATATGATATATTCAGAATTATTTTTTCTAAATAAAGTTTATTAAATATTTATGATTTTAGATATTACAGGAGTTACGAGTGGTACAAGTCCATATGATATATTTTTATGTACATGGGATTTGAATAATTGTTTTTTTGTATCGGGAAGTACTTCAATACCACCAACTATTCAAATAGATTCTGATAATTTTTTTCCAAATGAGGACTTACTTCAATTAAAAATTATAGATGGAAACGGATGTATATTTACAGAACCATTACCCTGCACCACAACACCTACTCCAACACCTACTCCAACACCTACTCCAACACCTACACCAACTCCAACACCTACACCAACCCCCACACCAACTCCTACACCAACTCCTGCTTGTATTTATTATTCAATTACGAATACTTTTGATGGGTTTTTAGAGATTACGTTTACAGGTTGTTGTGCGGAAATTAATGGGTCACCTTATGGGTTAGCACCACTTTCAACACTTAGAGTTTGTTCATCAACTTATCCGACCACTAGTAATATTTCGGCAACATCAATATCTTCAATAGGAAATTGCCCTTCTTGTTAAAAAAACTATTGTTTTTTATTTTAATGAGTTTATCATCTTAAAAAAACAAGAAATGAAAATATTTGTTCAAATTGCGTCTTACCGAGACCCAGAACTACTCCCAACTATCAGGGATTGTATTAATAAGGCAAAATATCCTGAAAATTTAACATTTGGAATTTGTTGGCAACACGATGAAACGGAATCGATGGAGGAATTCCAATACGACGAAAGATTTAAAATATTAGATTACCATTGGAGTTTGAGTAAAGGTCTTTGTTGGGCTCGTTCTGAAATTCAAAAATTATGGAATAAAGAAGAATATACATTACAATTAGATTCACATCACAGATTTTTACAAGATTGGGACGTTGAATTAATTCAAATGATGAATCAAACAGGTTCTGAAAAACCACTTATAACTTCATATGCTGGTATGTATAGGCCAAAAACTAATGAGATATTAAATGTTGAGCCATATAAAATGGTTGCATCAAATTTTACACCAGGAGGTACTATACTTTTTAGACCCCATACAATACCAAATTGGCAAAACTTAGATAAACCAATACCTGCTAGGTTTGTTAGTGGGCATTTCTTTTTTACTGTAGGGATACACTGTGAAGAATATAAATATGACCCAAATTTATACTTTGCGGGGGATGAAATTAGTTTATCGATTAGGTCTTTTACTTTGGGTTATGACTTATTTCACCCACATAAAACTGTGGTATGGCACGAATACACTAGAGAAGGTAGAACAAAACATTGGACAGACTTTAACGATGAAAATAAAAACAATGGTATTGTTGAAAAACAATGGTGGGAGATGGATAATGAATCTAAAAGAAGACTAAGACACATGTTACAAGAGGAGGACAATAAAATTGACCTTGGTATTTATGGGTTAGGTAATATTAGGACTCATAGGGACTATGAAATATATGCCGGAATTAATTTTAAAGAAAGGAGATTACATGATGATACATTAAGAGGTATTGACCCACCTGTTGGTGATGAAACTGAGTGGTTCCTAAAACAAAAACAAAGATTTGATTATACTTTAGATATACCAAAAACAGAAGATTTTAATTTTATTTACATAGGTATAGAAGATAAAGATGGTATAGTTATTCACAGACAGGATTTGATGACCTACCAAAATAAACTAAACGTTTCTATTGAATCGTATGAAAAACCACATAAATGGGTTTATTGGGTTAATCATAAAAACGGAGAATGGGGACAAAGAATAGATACAATATTATGAAAATAGGAGCATTCTACCAATCAGGATATAAATTAGTTGCGTGTTATAAGGCATTAGAACAATTAAGAAAAATATACCCCGACATTCCTGTTGCATTATATGAAGATGGTTCAGATGTACTTGAACCTGTCGCTAAAAAATTTAATTGTGACTATAAAAAGACAGATATAACCGGTCAAAATTTGAGACATTCAGGAAGACCTGTTGTTGGTATCGAAAGCAATTTAGCATGGTTAAAAAGAATATATGACGCATGTTTAACAACATTAAAAGATGTTGAATGGGTAATACATTATGAAGATGATGTGTGGTGTAGATTTGAAATTACAAGACCACCAAGATTCACAATTGCTGGAGCGAATGGGCCATTATATACTCCTGAACTTTACAAGTACCTTAAAGAAAGATTTGACATTAAAGACGAATCAAGAGGACATTGGAGTCATTTGGGTTCTTTACAAAGTTATGGTGGTTGTGGAGGAACTATTTTTAACAGACTCGCATTCATTGATGTTTATAATAGATTACATGAAATTGATTGGGAAAAAATTAAAGAATTAGACTCTAGACCAATAGAATGGTCAGATGCTAGTTTGTCATTTGTATTCCAACATGCCGGATACACTAGTGGTATATGGGATGATTGGGCGCAATACGATAGTAAAAATCAAGGTAATTGGTGGGATAAAACAGGTTGGTCCATACCAATGGAAGAACAAAGAGATGTTGCTTTTATTCACTTATATAAACACTTTTATAATTATGAACCTGATGATATTGAACTCGATTTATAAAATAAACATCAATAAAATAAACTTTGGATTATTTATATAATAAAGTTATTTCTGAATGGCAAATGTAGTTTTAAGTAGTTGTTGTTATAACTATGTGTATAGTGCGACAGGGTGGTCTTATTCGTCAACCGTAGGGTTAGGATTTGAGGTTACGGGCGATACTAATATCATAGATGGTTGTTATACTATTGTTAGCGGTGTAACAGGTACTACTGTTGCTTTTGATGGTACAGCGACCACAAATGCTGGTTGTGGTGCGGATTGTTTATCTTTTTGTTGTTCAGATACTTTATGTTTAAATATTCAAAACAATATATATTCAGGTTATAGTGGTGATTATAACTTTTTAGGTTCATATAATGGGTACCCTTATTGGACTGGTGGTACGTCAAATACAGGATACATTTATTATAATAACACATTTTGGTGTTTGAGTAATACGTTAGGTGGTACTTGTTATTTTTTTGGGTCTAACCCCACGTCGGCAATTTGTCCTGATTTAGATGAAACAATATTATCATCAGGAGTATGTGTACCAGCACCTACACCTACCGATCCTTGCTCTATTTTAGACTTTGATGTGTTGTTGGAGTGTGAAATACCAACCCCTACACCAACGCCTACACCTACCCCTACACCAACTCCAACTCCTACCCCTACACCAACTGCGAATTTGTGTAGTGGATTTACCGCTGATATAACAACATCTGATATTACCCCTACACCTACACCTACACCAACCCCTACACCTACACCAACTCCGACGGTAACACCATCGGCAGATACTGTTACATTTGTTGTTGATAGTGGAAACTTTGTATGTGCAACGGTTAAAGAATTGGTTGATTGTAATACCGGTGAAAGATATTATGTTAGTGGGGCGTTGTTATTAACAGGGTCAACAGCCACTACCGTTACGACTACAGGTACAACTATATACGGATTAATAAATAATGAACTTGCTTGTGCTACATATACACAAGACATAAATGGAGGAAGTCCAAATGCGATTGTTACATATATAGTGTCAGCATACACAGGAAGTTGTTCAGTACTTTGTGTAACACCAACACCTACACCAACACCAACACCTACACCTACACCAACACCAACACCTACACCAACTCCAACTATATCATATTCGGCAGGAACTTCATTCGTATTTACTTCTTGTACTTCAAATAGTATGATAATACAAACGGCTTATCCTCCAACAAACATTGCGGTTGGAGATATATTAAGAATCGTTACAGGGTCAACATCTGGTTATACAAGTTATTGTTACGAATATGTGGGTAATTTTGTTAATTATGTTGCACCAGGAGGATTCATAACATCAACACAAGACACGTTTACGGCCACAACCGCTACAACATATACGTCTTGTTTAACATGTCTACAAGTGGAACCATTAGTCGATACATTTACAACTTGGATAGGTAAAGGTGCTTATTCAGTTAACTGTCCTGTTTGTCAATTAACAAACTTTGGTACTCAAGTAATATTCTACACCCAACCTTCTGTTAATCAACTACAGAATGGAGTGACAGTATATAATAACTCATCATTATTATATCCATTAACTGTGGATTATATTAAACATGGTAATAAGATTTATAGTGTAGATAATAATGGAGTGATAACAGAATTTTGTACAGTAAACGGAAATTGTTAAAAATATGCCAACACAAATAACAGTAAATACAATATCAGGAGGATCAAGTCCATACGACATTTGGGTTTGTGATGGTTGTGGTACGTCAGGTACGTGTCAGTATATCGCAACAATAACCACATTACCATATAGTTTTACACTACCGGCAATTTTTGAAACATACACAACATATGTTGTTAAAATAATAGATAATAATGGGTGTGAGTATTGTGATAGTAATTGTGGGTATAAACTGTTCCAAGACGGGGATTGTTTTGAATTCATGGACGGAACACCATATGAATTTCAATAAACTTTGATATATATAAAATAAAGAAATGAGTAGATTAACATCGAGGAGTTTAGCGACAGGAGCAACACTAAATGACCTCATACATATTGTAATAACGGGTGACACGACACAAAATGCTGCCGGGTCTTCATATAAAGCAACATTAAGTCAGTTGTCTCCACTTTTTGTTAGTCCTAATGTTTATGTTACGGGAGGTACTGCAAACTCTACAGGAGGTACAATTACCTTTACTAACTCTACGGGTGGTACGTTTACTGTAACTGGAGCTACAACGCCCTTTAGTGGTGGTTCAGGGTCATGTATTAATAATTTATATACTAATAATGTTTATGCGTGTACAGATGAGATTACAGTATATAATAGAGTTCAATCGGATAGTTCAGATGCTCAATCAACATTAAGTTTTGCCTTTGGTAGGGGTGTTCAGGCCTTAGGTGATTATACAGCAGCAAAGGGTTCATTTACAATTGCGTCCGGGGTCACATCACATGCTGAAGGTACATATACAAGTGCTTTTGGTATTTATTCACATAGTGAAGGAAATTCGTCAAGAACTGGAACAAATAATGCATATTTAGCCACAGGACTAACATCGGGAGTTGTTTATTTAAGTAGTACATATGGTAACGTAACTTCAAATTTTACAAATGGTGAATTTATTTATATAAATGATGAAAATTTTTCAGGATCTTTGTTAGAGACTTATGGTAAAGTTTCAGGAACTACTTTTTCGGCAGGACAGACATTAATTTATTTATATGATACATTAACCACAACTGCAGGTAGCTGCTATGTTGGAGATACTAAATACCCTGACCAATGGGGAGGTGATAAAGTAATTGGCGGTCAAGGTGCAAATTCTAAAGGTTTCACTACATCTGCTATAGGTAAATATTCATTAACTAGTGGTCAACAAACCGCAGGGTTAGGCCCATACAATCTAACTACAGGTAAAAATAATAAAGTATATGGGACTTCATCCTTAGCGATAGGTACCTCTAATGTTGTTGCGGGAACAACATCATTTGTATTTGGAGATTCAAATAGGGTAGAAGGAACACAATCCACCACATTTGGTACTAATAATAATATTTATTCAGATAAAAGTTTTGCTGGAGGTTCAAATAACACAACAAATGGACTAAGCTCTTTTATATATAGTAGACAATCAACAATTAATAACGCCCAAGGGGCGATACTTGGAGGTATATTCAATTTTATACAATCGGGATCGACAGAAAACGGTGGTATTTTTGGTGGTCAGTATAATACTATTGCAGGTGTGACCCCTAGTGACCCAACACAAGACAGTGTTATAATTGGTGGTTCTGGAAACACCGTAACATACTTTAATTCCGCGATAATTGCTAGTGAAAGGTCTATGCTTACTACCGACCACTCAGTGATTTTAGGGGGTACAAATATTACCGGAACAACCGCAGAAACTGTCTACGTACCAAAAATAAGATTAGTAACGTCAGGAACACCATCAGGTAGTGCGGACACACAAGGAGAACCAGGTTCATTACTTTGGGATAATACTTATTTTTATTTTAAAACTAATCTAGGTTGGAGAAGAATAAGCGGATCAACATTCTAATATGGGACTTTTAAGTGGAAATAGTTGTAATATCATAACACTCTTACCTTTAGGTTTGGATTGTAGTAGTATAAATGCGTCAACCCCGCAATCATCAAATGGTGTTGTTAGTTTATATGTTACGGGTGGGACTCCACCATATAATATTACATGGAGTAATGGTGGGCAAGGTAATTTACTAACAAATTTAAGACCTGGTAGTTATACAGCAACTGTTATTGATTATTATGGTGATTTCACAGGAACAACAACATGTACGGTTGATTATGATAGTTTTTATTTAGAAAGATTTGACGATTGTTCAAATAGTGGTAGCTCGGTTTATTATTTGGCTGATACTGTTTACCCATTTAGTGCTGGTACGGTATATGAATTAACAACACAAACTGGTTGTTGGACAAGTAGCGGAACAACACTATATACTGGACAAACATATATCGGTAGTTACGCAATTTCTGTTTCAGCATACACAGGATGCTCACAATGTTTACCTACCCCAACACCAACACCAACTTACCCTGACGATTTATGTTTTGAACTAACCCAAGGTAATAGTATTACACAAATTAATTTTGCATCAGGTGGTACAATTAACGGTTATCCTTCTTGGACAAGTGTTACACCAAGTTATATAATGTATTATAATAGTGGTACAACAAGATGGACTATTAGTGGTTGGACTACAGGAGGTGCTCCGTATAATATGACACCGCAAACACCACCAACAGGTAGTTGGACATTGGTAGGCGCAATGGCTTATGGGTCATCTTTAAATGTGACTAGCGGTATTTGCCAAAACCCACCTATGACTATAACTTTGACACCAACAAACCCATCATGTTCAACTTTAACTAATGGTTCTGTTGTTGTAACCGCAATAGGGGGATTATCGCCATACACCTATTCACTTGATGGAGTTAACTACCAAGTATCTAATATATTTGTTAATTTGGGTTCAGGTACCTACACTGCATATGTAAAAGATTCATCAAATACGGTTAGTAGTCAATCTTTTACATTAACCGCACAACAGACTTTTCAAAATTATAATGTTAATTTAACCATTAATCCTGGTCAAATAACAAATGTTGGTACGTCATCATCAAGAACTTCTACTTGGTCATTAACTGTCTCACCAACACCATTACCTGCTGGTGTAACGGTTAATATGAATTTATTATTTAATGTGTTATCGACCGCCTATACGTCTACAATCATTACAACATTTAATAATACGATAGTTACTAATACTAACCCTAACTCAACTGTTACTTTATTATCGACAAGTCCGACAACTGGAAGCAGCGTAGTAAGACCCGTTTGTGATGGGGGTAATATTACAACCAGTGCGTATACTAAAACATATTCTGTACAGTTATCCACAAACGGATTCGCATCTGGAACTATTACTCAATATGTTAATACACCTTGCAGTTATCAAAATGGATGTGAATTGAGAGGTTATTTAAAAGACAGTATTAGTGTCCAAA